TCGTATCCTGGCAAGGTGTTAAACTTGCGGGCGCGACTGGCTATAGTTGTGCTGGTCTGATCCCAAATCAAATCTAAGTTATTTGCTTCACAAATCTTTGCTTGGTTAACCATTAGCTTGACAGCAATTGGCATATAGTCGTCAAATACTTCAGAATAGGTCTTACCTTGTTCTTTAGCATAAGCTTCTACAAACGAATCTGTACAAACTATGGGCATGTCTTTAGCCCATTCTTGATTAAAAACCCAAGTGCTTTTTCCAGCACCTGGGACTCCAATTAATTGATAACACTTAGGCATATTGCTCCTTACATCGTTGGGCCGTTGCCGTTCCTAAAACCTACTTCACCGCCTTCTGCTTCTATACGCTTGATAACGTCTTCGAATAAGATAGGAGCAAAGTCTGGTGTTTGTTCTACGCAAACACAGTGGTAACGTGGATCGATCTCGTCACCGTATAAAACTTCACCAGTCCTAGCATCAACGCCACGAGCCTTACGAACACGGTTCGCGTGTAAGTGACCGTGGATGTTAACACCAAACCGACCCAAACTTTCTGCGTGAACCGGGATGTGCGACAAGATCATACCGTTCATCACATGGTAGGCCCTCAACTCTCTAAAGTATTGACGGTATTCGTCATCACGGAAGATATCGTGGTTACCACGGATCAACACCTTGTCGCCGTTTAAGCGTCTTAAAGTTCCTAACGCCTTACGGTTGATAACAACGTCGCCTAAGTGGTAGACCTTGTCTGTGGGCTTGACTCTTTCGTTCCAAGCCTTGACCATAGCTTCGTCCATTTCTTCGGGTGAGTCCCATGGGCGCAACTTTGTAACACCATCGTTACGTGTGAAGCGGCAAACACCTGTGTGACCAAAGTGTGTGTCGCTGACTAAAAATACACTAGGCATCATGCCCTCCTTTCTTTACCAAGTTTCTACACCAGAGATATCAACTTTAACCAGTGCATCTCTGTCTTTAATTTTCATGTCCATTGTTAGTGTTAGAATACTACCAATGCCGCTAGAGTTATCTGCTTTTAGTTCATAACTTCTAGCATCAGAAAATTCTTCCATTACTGCTAAAATCTTTTGAACTTCTTCCTTTGTAATATACATTATATGTCCCCTTCTCTTTGTGGCGGCACCCAAATCTTTTTATTACCTAATTCGTCATATTCGAACGGCACACCATTGATAGTGTGCGGTTCGTCTTCATCATATGTCCAACCCAAGACTCGCATCATCTTGTGCTTGACCATTAGGTTAGGGCTACGATATACTTCTGTGTCACGGAAGCCCATCATAACACCAACTTCACAGACAGCCCCAGATCGGCACACTCCTGCAACACAATGAACAACCACGTCCATTCTGTTAGCAAGAGCATGTTGTAGCAATTCTACAAGACGCTGTGCTTGCTGATCAGTAACTTTAAACTCCTCGCCCCACTTGTCATCTTTTTCAAGATCAAGGAACTCGAATTGGTGAACTTCTTTAAACTTGTGTCTAGGAGTAGGAAACTCCATAGCGGGATCAACAATTTGGATCAGCATGGAATTCTCGCCGACAGCCACATGATGTCCTTTTGGAATATCTGCTAGGCTCACATTTTGAATCCATGGATTTTGCATTTCGCTCTCCTTACTATTTGTATATTATAGCACCAAATTTTGGTTACGTCAATCTAAAAAAATAGGGCCCGTAGGCCCTACCAAACATAGTTGTATTTCTACAACAGTTTAAAGGTCGTAGCGTGAGACCATTACAGTCTTAAGCATGATACCTTCTGGAGTGAATTGATCCAGATCAGCGGACAACAGAGCTGTCATGATGCTTGGACTGAATCCACTGACCAAAGCCGCACCCGACTTGTCTGACTTAACAGGAACGTTATCGCTAGCGTTCAAGTTCCAGAACACAATTTGTGGAACGGTGTAACCCGCATCCGCAAACTTGCGTTCAATCATTTCCATTGCGCTGTCGTCGAAACGAGCGCATTGGTTGAATTGCATGTCTGACAAGATCAGCAACATCTTTGGCATGTCGCTTTGTGGGACATTACCCTTAACCGCAACGTCTAGAATCTTCTTCATAGCCGCATTTAGGTTAGTCGACATTTCCCAGTTGCTCTTAGACATTTGGTCTACCTTTTGAACAATGTTGCCCTTTAGGGTAACAAGTTCTGGCTTGTCCGAGAAAGTCAAGAATGTATCCTTGAACACACCCTTGTTCTTGTCTGCTAGGTACAGGCCTAGACCAACTGCTACATCCAAACAACGAACGCTAGTGTTCTTACCTGCTGGGCAAGTCATAGAACCTGAAACGTCAACGATTGGCATGATGCTTGCATCACCAACGTAGTTTGGCAGAGCTTCCCATTGTGCGATGACATGATCTGTTTCAGTCTTGTCAAACTTCACATATGAGTGAGCGATACCCTTGATAACATCATGTGGAAAGATTGCGTTGGCGTTAACCTTGACAGTCTTATCACCTGCTACCAACTTGCCGACATATTCAGCAAATGCTGGAGTATGACGGTTGAACGCCTTCTTGTACAGACGAGCCGCAACAGAAGGAACATGCGAGAAGTTGATGTTATCCCAATCGTTGGCACACATCTGTGTTTCAACGACCTTGGTAAGAGCAACAAGGCTCTTACGGTATTGCTTTGGAGTCATTCCGAAGAATGCTCGGATTTCAGCCGCAACCTTACCCTTACGTGGAGTCCACTTAGCGGCAAGGCCGTTACCTGCACGAAGGGCATCGCCCAACATTGTGTAAGCGGCTGTCTTTAGAGTTGGAGTAGTGAAGACAAAGATGTCATCCCAACGACCAACTTCAGGAACCTTACGAAGCAGAGCCAATGCGGCATCTGGTTCATTCTTTTCCAAGTAGACAAGGATGTCACGGAAAAGTTGACGTTCACCTGCACCACCACGGACATCACGTGCCCATTGTGCGATGCGTAGTGCTAGGTCAGAGTTTTCAACATAAGCGGCTACGAAGTTCTTGGTAATGTCCTTACCGCGGCTTGCACCGATGTTGTAAAACAGGTCAACTGTGGCCTTAGCTGTTGACTTACGAGCCTTCATACCGTTAGCGGTACGGGCTTCTTGGTTTGCGATTGCGTTAACAAATGCGTTCATATGTGTGTCCTTTCAGAATGCGTTTTTTACGTTTCAAGTGTAATTAAAATTGCTGTTAGCATTCTATAACTAACAGGATAGCCGGAACAGTTTTTATTTTCTGCTTGGCCCCATCCCCTGTATATTGGTTCAGTTCCCCAAGCCTATCATGTAAGTTCTGTACATGAACATATAGGTCTTTCCCTAGTCGTTAGTTCCGTTAGCGTCTGTATTTCTACAGATAGGGCACCTTCAATGGATTGCTCCTCCAGTGTTCCTAGCCTTGCGGGCCACCGTCTACTACATTAAGTGCTGTCAGTAAAGTATAAGGTTGCTGTATCTATCCTAAGAAATCAACAGGTTAGTTTTTGCCTTTTTGATTAAGACCTGAGACGACTAACTCAGGGCGTGGAGTTTGATGTCCACTGTTCCATGTAATGGAGTTTGCTGTACCTAACCTAAAATCTTACAATACATCTATTGTATTACAAAACTATCTGTGTGTCAATTCATTTTGGACTAACTAGTCCAGAATTAAAATAATGTGCAGTTAACAACTCAGCTACTTTACTGTCCCCGTAAATTGGTTCCGCATGTAATTTCACTTCATTACGGTGATTTAAAACTTTTACTTTGCCTCTAATTCCCGGACCTTGAAATGTTAGTTTACATTCCCCATTTACTAATCTGTTATTAGTTTTTCCGTCATGCAAATCATCTATATGTTTATCAAACACATTCCGATCCCATCCGAGTATTTCATAATCATCTCGTACGATATAAACAGAATTAGTTTTATGTACAAACTCACAATGAAAATTATTTAGAGTTGTACTAGGACTAGGAAGTTTCCAATCAATAAGAAAACAAGGAAGTTTAAGCATATGAGCTAAATGGGCCATGCCGCCTTCGTAACTGATAATAGCACGGCAATGTTTAGCCATTATTTCTATTTTGTCTTCTAGATTAGTATAAGCATGGTCTACTGAAACAGCTTCGTAACCCATGCTTTTAATCCAACCGTAAATTTTATTCCAGTATTCTTGTGGTCTAGCTCTACTCCAAGGCCATTTATTTTGTCTCATGTAATCGTGATCTACATAACCTGCTATGGCTATAAATTTCTTTTCTCGATCTTTTTTAGTCTTAGTTTGTATAGTCTGTCCGTTAACTGTAACAAAATTTGGTTTGAAATAATCTGTAAACAATTTTAGAGGCCAACCGACATTATCAAATCTTCCGTTTTCGTTAGTTAGATAAATCTGTAACTGACCATCAGGTATTCGAAATATTTTTTTGTATTGTGTTAACCTGTCAAATGTACTATGATTATTACTAGTATAAAGATCAATCGGTACTGGAATGTTTGTTAATGAGGATAACAAGCATAGATTATCACCCAATCCAACGCTGTGCTCATTGTTTAAATTTACTGTAAGTCTTTCCATATTATTGGTGGATCGTGAGAGGATTGAACTCCCGACCTTGGCCGTGTAAAGGCCCTGCTCTACCGCTGAGCTAACGATCCGATTATTTCTTAAATTTACCCTCTTGGAATTCTAACAAAGCTGTCATACACGGATGTATATGCTCGTGTCTTTCACTGCTTTGATTCTGTCTTCGAATTTGTCTAGCACGGGCCGAAGCCTCAATGATCAACTGAAATCTATTCCCACCTGATTCTTGGACGACTTTGTCTAAGTCTAAACTCGGTCCTCGACTTTGAAATTTTGACATTTAGTTTCCTTTAAATTTGCATTATACAGGTTATATTTAACTTGTCAATGCCCTTTGGTCCCGCCACTACGAATCGAACGTAGATCTAAGCCTTAGGAGTGCCTTGTTCTATCCATTGAACTATGGCGAGTAAATTGGTGCCTCCGGCGGGAGTCGAACCCACATTGGCCAATTATCTGTTGCACACGGGATATAAATCCGCTGTTTTACCATTAAACTACAGAGGCATGTTTTGGTTGCGGGACCCGGAATCGAACCAGGATCTGGAGCTTATGAGACTCCTGAATTACCGTTACTCTATCCCGCGTTAGAACTTTTCGAAGTATCGAGTAGAATGTTACCTGCAATTGATATTCGATATTCATCAGATGTGTAAAATGGATATACACAATGTTGTAGTGTAGATGGAAAAATGATCATTTTTCCTTCCCAACTTTTATCAATTTTTAAAATTTGATTAAGGGGACTACCTGTTATACTGTTATAACTAAATTCAAAAGTAGATGCATGTCTGCCGTTTTGTATTTCGGTATCAACATCATATGGAATTTTAATCCAAATAGTGTAAGACGCAATTCCGTCGTGTATATGATTTGGATTGAATTCGTGCTTCTTTTGAACATTTATCCACGGAGTTCCTGCTACTAGAGGAACCGGATTAGATAACGTTATTATTGTCTGCAAATAATTAAATACTTTATCGTATTCTAAAAATGTTTCTAATACAAATTCGTTTAATTCTTTAAGAGAATCCTTAACATAGAAATGTTTAACAACTCCCGATCCCGACAATCCGGACACAAATTCATTTTCTAAAAAATCAGTTTTTCTTATTGATTCTGCCTCAAACGATTCTTTTTTAAGTTTTTCAAATAACTCATTAGGAATATCTCTCATTAGATATCCGAAATTAGGCAAGAAAATTGGCGTTACATTATCTTGTTTCATAATTAAAGTTTACCACAATTCGTTTTTCTTTAGTAGGTGTAGAACTGCTATGGAACTGTAATCCGTCAAACATTACAAATTTGTTTTCCTCTGGAGTGACCTTTGAAAGAATTTCTAAGTTTTTTCCTTTAATAAACTCTTGATTGTTAATATTAGACGATGCATCAAAAAATTGATTATAAAAAATGGTATCACCATCAGTTGAGTTTAGATATAACAATGCTGTTTTATGAGGCATATCGTAGTCGATGTGCGGTGCATGTATTATACATTGAGTTGTTGGCGTAACTAAACCTATGCGTATTCTTAATAGAGTTTTTAATTCTTGATTGGATTTATCTAAACATTCTAGAAATGCTGTAAACAGCGGATCAAAAATATTTGATTTAGGTTCTTCAAAGTAAACAAGATGATAAAAACTAAAATCTAAAGTATGAGGATCGACAGTATCGATATTAGCAGTCGACTTAGCGTAGTACCAAGGAAAATTAGGATTATCTATTTTTTCTTTAATGTAACTAAACGTGTTCGGACCTAAGATATTATTAATTGTTTTCATGTAATATATAGTTATACCAACCAGTATAGATATACTTTACTTCTTGGAGTGCTGGTAGTCCTCGATGAGTAAAACACCAATCAGCTGGCCATATTAATGTTAATCCTTTTTCTGGCTTTATCTTAATTTTTTGATAAAAAAATTCAATCTCACCACCTTGTTCTACATCGTTTAAAAACGTCATAAAAACTAAGTGTCTCTGGGCCATTGGAGATTGTGCCGTGTCACGTTCAGTGTGCCATGCATAAAACGCATCTCCGGGATTGTATTTTTGAATGTTAGATGTTTCTACTAATCCCCAAGGACTGTATGCATTACAATATTGATATTTTTCTTTGTAATGATCAAGAATAGGTTTTACATAATAGAAATGGTAAAGATTTATTAAATTACTGTCAGATAAACCTACATCAACGCTTTTTTTCTGTGAAGTGTCTACAACATTATTACTAAATCTTCCTTGTATTTTATTTGGACTATTTTCAAAATAATCTATTAGGACTTCACATATAGATGTATCTTCTAAATACCAACCGCAAATAAAATTGTTTAACTTGTTAATGTTGTGTTCTATCATAAACTTGGTCGGTGTGACACGATTCGAACATGCGACCACCTGGTCCCAAACCAGGAGCTCTACCAGGCTGAGCTACACACCGTTTGATCTGGAGCGGGGTAAGAGAATCGAACTCTCAGCATTAGCTTGGAAGGCTAAGGTATTACCACTATACGAACCCCGCATAATTTATGTAAACACACTCCGCACTTTTCTCAACGGTGGTGTGCAGTCCTTTCAACTTAGAACTATGTCTAAGCAAAGTGTGTTTACATAAAGTGTCTAGCCACTCTCACCACAAGAGCCCTAAACTGGATGGTTGCCTCGTCCACGTTCTTTTCCATTTAGACGGGCAACGTCCCCGCCTTTGTGATTTCTTAAGTCGCCCATGTAAGCGGGCCTTACGGTAGATCCAATGCACCGTGTTCAGTATGGCAAGAACAATAAGCCCCCATTTACTAACGAGTATGGGATCCCGGGTTATTTGGTGCTGGTTGTCGGATTTGAACTGACGACCTACTGCTTACAAGGCAGTTGCTCTACCCCTGAGCTAAACCAGCGTAAAATTATTTAACTCTAGACTCAAGTGTTCTAATACGATTTAGAATTTTACCTTTGTCTTTGGCACGACTGGTCTTTTCTAACATATCCTTCAACTGTGTAAGACTCAATGGGCCAAGCCTTGTCTTACCTGTTTTAGTTTTCATTGGATCTGCATGTGTTGTTTTTGCCATACTTTCCTCTTTATGTTTGGTGGAGGTAAACGGGATCGAACCGATGACCTTTAGCTTGCAAAGCTACTGCTCTCCCAGCTGAGCTATACCCCCAAATTTTTTATTCAAAATGTTTTGCTAAAACTTCTAACTTGTCTGTGTACTCTGCAATGATACTTACTTCTTTTTCGATTGCGGCCATTAAATCTGTATGATCATGAATGGCTATTGGATTGTTTAACATTACTTCAACATTCATTTTGTGCTTCATAATTTCTGCTGTAAAATGCAGGGTTAGTGCATTTAATATATCTTTTCTCATTTTGATCTCCGTGAAGTACAACTATCATTCCATAATTCTTGTGCCTGACGTTTGTACTCTTCCAAAGCATCGATGGCGCAATCTTCTGTGCTTAATACATCTTGAAACTCGTTTTTGTCTGTGCCTGTGTTATTTTCTTTTTTAAAGATCTTATCGTAGTTATCTCTATAAGCATCTGTAGTGTTTTTAGATTGAATGCTATCTCCGGTAATGTCGTTTTTTGCTACCATTATTCTTCTCTAATAAAGTACAATTTATATTCTTCGCTGTTTAAGGCATTCGGAGAATCTAATCCTTCTAAATAGCAGTCATGTCGTTTCTTTTCAGTCTTACATAAATCTTTTCTTAAAAAAGAAATTACTAACGTATGCGGCAACGAGTCTTCACAAATGCCTCCAAAATTATTTGCGTGTACATGAACAATCTTGTAATCAGCGGATAATAGTTCTATTGCTGATTTAAATTTATTTTTACAATTTTCAAGATCTAATGCATGAAATTCTATCGCTAAGCCTATCAAATGATTGGCTTTTGAAATGCTACTAATTAAATCGTATTCGCTTCCTTCGATATCCATTTTAAGAAATGTATCACCGGACACCCGTTTTAAAATTTGATCAATATTAGAAGCACTTACATTTTCTGTAAAATGAACTACCTGTCCTTTAAAGAAAGATTTGTATTCTTTCTTAAGTTCCTCTGGAAATTCTTCCGGAAAGATCGTTCCATCATATCCGTGTATAACCGAAACAGGATTAAGTTCTAACCATTGCTTGTCAAAAGACCAATTGGTTCCTAAACCTAGGCTAATAAGATTAGTAGCCCTTAAACTTTTTTTAGCAATTACATATCCGCAATCACCAATGTCGCCAACTCTTAACATTGGAACATCGTAAGGAATTAAAAAATTGTAATCTTTATTAAGTTCAAGTTTCATAATGTTGGCTCCCCGAGGTGGGTTCGAACCACCGACCTGCGGATTAACAGTCCGTCGCTCTACCGACTGAGCTATCAGGGAATGGAAAAATATTTATTCAGCGTTAGAAGAACTGTTAAAGTTTCTTTCTTTCTTAGCTGGCTTGATAACAATCTTGCTAGCCAATTCTGCTTGAATCATTGAACGCTTCCAACCATGACGCTGTTCTTCACTGGTAAATGTTCCCAATGCTAGAGTGCGTTTTGTTTGTTTAGTCATCTTATAACTTGCCGTAGGTTTTAACATAATTGTCCTTTTTTATAAACTTGGTGGAAGGAGAGGGATTCGAACCCTCGGACCACTTTTACAGAGATCGACGGTTTAGCAAACCGCTGCCTTCAGCCTCTCAGCCATCCTTCCTAAATCTGGTGCGCCTAGCCGGAATCGAACCAGCATGACCGAAGTCGGGAGATTTTAAGTCTCCTGTGTCTACCTATTTCACCATAGGCGCATAAAAATTAAATTCTACGCTTTTTCCAGTCGTATGTAAAGCCGTTTGGCAATACACCTTCTACAATTTCGTCGGCACCGAAGATACCAACTAGCTCGAACTCTTTATTTTTAATAGTTACATACTCATTCATTACCCTAGCTGTTTTCATAGCCTCGTCTAGAGTCATAACATTAAAAGTTACATTCTTTCCTTTTACTTCATACATATTGTCGATTTCCTTTTCTTTTCCACACATCGCGACAACGACATTATTAATTGGCATCCCGCCAGGGACTCGAACCCCGACCAACAGTTTTGGAGACTGGTATGCTGCCATTACACTAGCGAGATATATCTTGGCGACCCGTACCGGATTCGAACCGGTGATCTCCGCCGTGACAGGGCGGCGCCTTAGGCCAGACTGAGCTAACGGGCCGAAATTGGTGGAAGCGGTGAGATTCGAACTCACGGGCCTATCTCTAGACCGTCGGTTTTCAAGACCGGTGCAATAAACCAGACTCTGCCACACTTCCATTATTGGTGCCCCAAGCGAGACTCGAACTCGCACACCGAAGTACTGGCTTCTAAGACCAGCGTGTCTACCAATTCCACCATCGGGGCATAACTTACCATTAATGTTGTCATCTGCACTATTTGCCTAACTCACCAGCTTTACTCGAGTTTACTGGAATGTTTGTTTCGGTTACATAACGCTTGATCATGCCTCTGTGCTTACAGAAGACAACATTAATGGTACTCGGTAGGGGAATCGAACCCCTCTTCCCGCCGTGAAAGGGCGGTGTCCTAGACCGATAGACGAACCGAGCAAATTACCTTTCGAATTTTTAACGAACAAGTGTTTAGTTATTTGTCTAACTAAGCTTCTATTATATAGTCATCAGAACGGTCTGTCAACTATATTTTGACTGGCCGGGCTTGCAGGAATCGAACCCACACCGCTTGTTTCGAAGACAAGCATGATATCCATTTCACCAAAGCCCGAAAATATATTTATGGCACCGCGAGTTGGACTCGAACCAACATCTTACGCTTTAGAAGAGCGTTGCCTATCCTTTAGACTATCGCGGTCCTTGGTGCTCTTGAAGAGATTCGAACTCTTACTGTCAGCGACCTCAACGCTGTGCGTCTACCAATTGCGCCACAAGAGCTTGTTGGTGCTCTAGCCAAGAATCGAACTTGAAATACAGTCTTACCAAGACTGTGTTATGCCATTTAACTACAAGAGCTTGGTACCCCTCCCCGGACTCGAACCGGGACTTACTAACACTCCTTTTGAGAGAGCTGCCTTTACCAATTTGGCCAGAGGGGCATTAACTTATTAATATGATTTTGCATTCTCATATGCGGCACGTTGTAAATGTGCGTACCTGGTGATTTTTGATTACGACCAGAATGATCAAAGAAATTATTAAATTTAATATTATACTTACTGAAATCTACGTCGGTAGTATGCCATGCACCTATTGTTATAATATATTTTGGTTTATGTTTTACTTTAGTCAAAGTCTTAGACACAGACCATGCACCTTTACTAAATCCGTAAAATTCGTAATCTGTGACCAAGTTGTTGATAAAGTCTACAGCATGATCGACTTGTTGCCAATTAAATATTTTATAACAGCTTGACTTGATATTTGCGTATTGTAAAAACGCTTCTTTATCAAAAGCATCTTCTAAACCCCTAAAGGCTATAATGTAGTTGTTACATTTAGCGTTAGCAATAACAGGAGCTAACAACAATAAAAATAATATTCTTTTCATATTTTCTATTGGTAGGTCTAACAAGAATCGAACTTGTATTATTGCCATGTCAGGGCAACGTTCTACCATTAAACTATAGACCTATAATTTTCTTTTTATCTTGAACTTTCTCTAGTGCATCTTTACGCATTAAGAAAGGACGTTGGTTATCAACTTTATGAACAACGAGGTACTCGACGCCGTCGATTGTTTCAACTTTGCGAGTGTCTTCACAAATTACCTTATCGCTGTTCATGCGATTTTTAAACATGACAGGTTTCATAACACTCTCCTTGGAATAAAACGGGATACTATCGTTTGACGAATGCTCTACCTAATGAGCTAAACTGGCATGAAGCCAACTGTTGGACTCGAACCAACTACCTATCGTTTGGATAGAATTTGCTGTGAGTATCCCTAAACTGGAGCGGGTAGCGAGAATCGAACTCGCGAATAAACCTTGGCAAGGTTTCAGGTTACCATTACATCATACCCGCATTATCTGATGAAAAAGAACTACAGAGTTTTGGTTTAGCTTTCGCTTGAGGCGACCAGTGGTTACAGCCACTCCCTATTTGTCTCGCCTAACATGGAGCGATCTAGATCTCAACGGGCTCGCCGCTGTACCAGCACCCGTTCATATTGATCCCAGCGTGGCTTTTATAAAGCCTTCAAGTTAGCCCTTCCGGAGCCAGCTATCATTCTTTCGAAACACTGATATCGCCTTAGTTCTTTTACATCAAGTAACTAGTTTATATATCGAAAATGCCAGTTGTTCGCCGCACAACATGGCAAAGCGGGGGTCTGTTCTTTGGGGTGCTCTATGAGGATCGAACTCATACTCTCAAGGTCACAACATGATGTGCAGGCCACTACACTAAGAGCACCATAAAATTGGTGGTAATGGAAAGAGTCGAACTTTCACTTTGCTCCGTATGAAGGAGGCGCACTACCATTATGCTACATTACCATAAGGATGACAACTCATTTGTACTACCATCGTTATAAGTACCATTCACCCGATTGCACTAGTCCGGACGGGACTCGGTACGTCACTTGGGATACTTGTCCAGTCTGTGCGCCACCATGCACCCGGATCTTCCGATCCGTCGGGCATCGAACCCGTAACCTTCTACTATTTCGGTCCTTCGAAGAAACCTAGATAGCGTGACTTTCTCTTGCTGACAACGAATTGTCATTCGTATGGTAGGAGCACAGGGACTCGAACCCTGAACCTACCGGTTAAAAGCCGGTTGCTCTAGCCATTGAGCTATACTCCCATATGGTCCCTCTACACAGATTCGAACTGTGACCTCACCGGGTAAGAGCCGGGTATGCTACCAAGTAACACCTCAGAGGGTAAGCCCGTATTAAATTGATTTACTGTGCCTACCCTGGACCATACGGAGTACCAGAGCGACACTAACGTTTACCACGTTTCATGTCATTCTCCTATTTTAAATTTTTATCAATAAAGTATATTAACACCACAAGCATGAGTAAAACTGCGATCGCCCCATTTTGTTTTCTCCTTATCCTCTAAACGTACAGCTGGCTACAACTCTATAGTTGTCAATATGAATACGTCGTTCAAACTGTTCTTTTGCTTTTAGACAGCTTTCGTGATCTCCAAATTTCGCATGTATACTTCCATTACTAGTATTCGCCATTGGGATAGTACTCCACATTGTAATAATTAAAAGCCACATAACTATCTCCTTTATAAAACAGGATGCATTTTAACGTGGTTAGATTACAAGTCTAATGTTAAAAGTTGCTGTTAGCATCCTTAAACCTGGGGTCGCCGCTGGGATTCGAACCCAGACCTTTCCATTAGCAGTGGAATTGAAAAGATTGCTGTCTGTATCCTTGTCAGGATAGCTGTCGTATAACGTTCTACCATTAAACTACAGCGACCATTGATTGGTGCCGCCTCGTGGGATCGAACCACGTTCCTCGGTGCTTCAAACCGTTGCTATGACCACATCAGCTAAAGCGGCAAATAGATTGGGTGCCTAACTATCCCGCTGGAGGACTCGCTAGATTGTCTCGAATAGTCAAGTTTAACATACCGGCTTCAGTCATACTGTAGTGTCACCACAGTTAACCCCACTGTGGCTAGACTGGCAGGGACTCTAAACTATCGTCTATCCCAAAACTTGGTGCTCCGTGACGGACTCGAACCGCCATCGCCGGACTACAAAACCGGAATTCTAGCCTTTGAAATAACAGAGCAAAATTGGTCTCCATGGTAGGATTCGAACCTACAGCCTCCTGACTCCAGATCAGGCCGTCTACCAGATTGACATTACACAGAGATAAAATTGGTGGAGGACCAGAGAATCGAACTCTTGTAGTCATACAGGGTGCAAGCCCATACCGTAGCCCACTACTTCCCCCAAATTGTTTGGCACCGCCAGAAGGATTCGAACCTCCGACTCCCACGTTCGTAGCGTAGTACTCTAGTCCACTGAGTTATAGCGGTAATTATTTTTGCATTAAAAGATTTACAAAGTCGAGTAGTAGTTTGTTATGATGTCCATAATGCCAATGACGTGGCATCCATGTATAGTAATCATACCAACTTTTTTGACTTTCAGGATGGCATCCTATTAGTCCAACTTTCCCTTGTATAACAGCCATAGGATCACCGTTGCTATAGGTAGCCACAACGTCCAAATTATTACCAGTAATAGCACAGCCGTCATAGAAGTACATCCTTTCTACTTTCCCTTGCCAGGAGACCAACTGTCCTTTGGCATGGGGCCTTCTAGTATCTGTGTTGGGACGTCTGATATACTGTTCGACTCTAGTTCCAGTATCGAGAATGTCGAAATAATAAGAATCAGCCCAGTAAGCACCAAGACAAATGCCGAGATACCGCCCGCCCTTCTTGACGTAAGAACGAATGGCATCAACATGCCTATCAAGAATAACATCAAATCTGTCGCTATCACCTAAGCCTCCTGGAAAACAAACGATATCTATATCGTCTAGATATGTATCATCTATTTCATGCTTGGTAAAAATTTTGCACTCATAATGAGGAAACAGAGATGTTATAATTCCGTTAACTGATTGAATCGAACATAACGGATGATGTACAAATATTGCAACTTTTGGCAAAGCATTCATACTAATATTTATTGGAGCACCGAGCAGGATTTGAACCTGCGGTTTTACTGTTTTGCAGACAGTTGCATTGGGCCGCTCTGCCATCGGTGCATAAACTTGGCGCCGTAGAAGGGAATCGAACCCTCCTGAGTCGGATAGACAATCCGTTGCCCTCCCAGAGAACTACTACGGCATATTGGTATTGCGTACGGGGATCGAACCCGCCTGACTAGGTTGAAAGCCTAGGGACCTCCCAGAAGTCTAACGCAATATAAAATAACAGGATGCATTTCTTTTTCACCATAAGAAAAGTAAAGAAGTTTGCTGTTAGCATCCTTAAACTGGCAGGGGCATTAGGGATCGAACCTAAACTAACAGAGTCAAAGTCTGTTGTGCTACCATTACACAATGCCCCAACAAATTGGCTGTGCGTCTAGGAATCGAACCCAGCTCATTCTTCGTTAACAGCGAAGCGCCTACACCTTGCTTGCTCACGCACAATAAATTTGGTACCCAGAACAAGAATCGAACTTGTAATAGCCGGTTATCAGCCGACCGTTATACCATTTAACTATCCGGGTAAATTTGGTGGACCGTAAAGGAATCGAACCTAATCGCCAGCCACCCAACATATTATGGCAACGGATTTACAGTCCGCCGTTGGGAATACGATCCAAATTTGTAAACACTCTCCGCTATGCTTTTAGACAGCGTCAGGGGCTGAATGAAGAGTGTGTATTAAAAAGCACTAGAAATAATGCTCTTTAATACGCTACCATTTTACGCATCTAGGTTATCGCCCTAGACTTACCATCCGGTAGGCCGCCCACATTAAGCCCATGTTTTAAGTGCAGGCAGGGTCGCGTTCCCTATACACACTTTTGAGATTAGTCGTGCTCTACGAGCTCGTCTGCTCTCTTATGAAATGCTTCGTAATAAGCCTTTGCACGTATAAACTTATTTTCAATAAGCCTTTCAAGCTCATCTTCACTAAGTTCATGCCTGGCTAAAAATTCAGCATCTCTTTGTTTTCTAAAATCTAAATTTTCCATTTTCAAATCCTACAAAACAAAAAACCCTGGGTGTTTAGTCCAGGGTCCTTTTAAAGTTTGAGTGTTAGTTTATGTTAACTTACACTATCCTCCAAGGACCCTACGGTAATCTCAGGTGTACGATCATTATTACCTAGATCTAGCCCGACAATACTAAACTGTGACCAATAGGCAGACATACATGCCGGCACTTTGGCTTGTTTAGATATCAGTTGTCTATGTAAACTCGTCGTTTTCATTTTTTGTTTCTCTTCGTTACCTTAAAAAATTTGTAGCGGAATTGCTACTGTTTTTGTATTGTAATGTCTTTCAACATCACTGTCAACACCTTTTTGAAATATTTTTTGTTGTATTTTCACAACAGTTGCAATTTCAATAACTTGCCGACTGAACCTTATTGTATAGTTATTTAGTCTCTGTGTCAACCTCTATTTGCAATTTTGAGCAAAAAAGATTTACTAACTACCTAACTAGTCTCGATTGTATAGTATATATGCCTATGTGTCAAGACCAGTATGGAAATGTTGTTTTTTTACGTTATTTGGCTGTCGCCCGGTAAAACCCTGTAGTTGTCTTCGGCTGAGTCTCGTGTGCTTACTTCAAATATCATTCCGTTAGGAACAAGCGATTCCAGCTGATGTGGCTGTAATGGCGGATTGTGCCATACGTCACCTTCCTTTAATATCTTTTCGTGTACTGTAGCATCTGTTGTATCAATCCACCGAAGTATAAATGTTCCGTCATTTACAAACCAAGTCTCGTCTTTATTTTTATGGAAGTGCATACTCATCTTTGATCCAGTATCTTTGAAACAAAGTATCTTTCCACAATACTCGTTAGTGTTAGCCCAAACAACTTCAAATCCCCATCCCTTGTCTATTTTTCCTGTAGGTTTTAAGTTCATTTGATTTCCTCTAATGATGGAGCATAACATCCGAAGTGCTGTACTGTAATAGATGCCGCACGATTGGCAAATTCTACAGAAGTTTTAATATCTTTTGTTTCTAAATACTTGTATGCCATAGCGGCTAGGAAAGTATCTCCGGCACCTGTGATGTCAACTACTTCTACTTTAGGTGATTTTAAATTAATCTCGTGGTGAATTATTTCTGCACCCTGGGCACCTTTTGTTACTATAAGTCCTGTGCATTCACTTTTAATTTTGCTGTATTCTGACTCGTTGATTTTGACCCACGCACCCTGCATACGTTCTAGGTCTGATTTTTTAGTATCGATGAAAAAAGGAATCTTATTGTTTTCAATCAGAGCTTCAATTAATTCATATGATACTACTCCTTTGTTATAATCACTTATTACAACAGCATCATACCCTTGTGCATCAGTAAATGACACAGGTATTGATTTAACATCTTCATCTATTCTTAAAATTTGTTGTCTACTGCGTATGTCTATTAATCTAGTTTTTTTGCTTGACAATCCACAAACAACATCAACGCTACAACCTAATGCTACTAAATTAGTATAAACATTTCCAACCATTCCTTCACGTTCTTCTTTATGTGTAGGTACAAAAATAGGAACGGGTGCTTCTGGACTAATACGGTCTACATGCCCGTATTGATAGACGTCGATACACTTATCTCCGATTAATAATATCTTGTATTGTTTTTGTTGTTGAGTGTTCTGTTCTATCATAATAAAAAACTTTTGGACAATAGTTCTCACCGATAACACTACGACCTCGGTAATCACTGCCCTTTACCATTATACTACATTCTTTTACAATGTCAATGAGTTCTTCATTCGAATTAAAAAATCTTACTTCATCTACTGCACGTAAGTTTTCTAAAAATAATTTACGATCATTTTGGTTGTTAATCGGACGTGATGGTCCTTTGAGTTGACATACACGATCGTCAGTATCAATCGCTACAATAAGAAAATCCCCGAGCGATTTGGCGTAATTAAGCATCGCCAAATGCCCGGGGTGTATAATATCAAATGTTCCGTTGACGATAACTTTTACCATCAACTATTTACAGCGTATTATCGATTCATCACGTACATTGTGATTTCGAAACCGTAACGCATTTCAGTTGCTTCTGGTTTGGTCCACATAGTGCTTCTCCTTGTTATCTAATTATTGAAACATACTCGAGTAGTACAAGTATGTATCATAATTATAAGGTTAAAACACCAAAAAACCTATACTGAAAATCATTAATCTCACATCGTGAAATTAGCTATTCAAAACCTTAGCAACTGAGTTCATTACACTGGCAATACGTCCAATATCACGAAGTTGTTCTACTGTGTAGCCTTCCTTCTTCAACGTATCGTAGTGTGCCTTAACGCAGAAGTGGCACTTACCAACAATACTTGCGGCAAGACTAAATGCTTCAAAGTTTGCTTTGGTAGTTCCACCATGACTTGCAATAGCGTTCATGCGTAACTGTGCTGGCAAACCTTTTAGCTGTTCATCATCGGCCATTTCAACATACGGATACCAGACGTTGTTCTGTGCCATGATACTTGCCGCTGTCATTGCTGACTCGGCATGTGTTGGTGCATCTGCTAACATGACAGCAAGCACCTTACCGTTACCAGTTGCGGCGAGTGCGGCTACAGCACAACCCATAGCCACATCTGCATCTAGTGTGCTACGCAAAAGGACAGCGTCCAAGTTTAACTTGGTGTCCTTTGCGTATTCTGGCAACGCTTCTTTGATAGCGTCGATAAATGCCATTATAGTGTCTCCCCGCCTACTGCACGGTTACAGGCACATAGTTCGCCAGTTTGTAGTGCATCGAGAACACGAAGTGTTTCTTCTGGGCTACGACCAACGTTTAAGTTGTTGACAGTAACGTGTTGGATAACGTTGTCTGGGTCGACAATGAATGTTGCGCGAAGTGCGGCGCCTGCTGGAGCATAGAACACGCCAAGCTGATTAATTAGGCTTAGGTCGCCACGCTGTGTGTCAGCAAATTGTGTGTGAGTAATCTTTGCCAAGTCTGGGTGTGCCTTTTGCCATGCAAGTTTACAGAACTCGTTGTCTGTTGAACCTGTTAGCAGTACTGCATCACGGTCACTAAAGTCACGTGTTAGTTTATCGTATGCTACGATTTCTGTTGGACATACAAATGTAAAGTCCTTTGGATAGTAAACAATGACTTTCCACTTGCCTGCGAAAGATTCATCAGTAATGTCAAAGAATTGATCACTACCTGGGTTAACGCCTGTTACGGCAAATTTTTCGATTTTATCACCAACTGTTTTCATATCATTCTCCTTGTGTGTGTTGAAAACTTTTTAAGAACTTTTGTTCTATGTGTATATTATATATCCTATTAAAACGCAAAATCAATAGATTTTTTCAATAATTATTTCTATTAGGCTTATTGAAAAAATCAATAACAATTTTGGAAAAATAAAAAGGCAACCCGAAGGTTGCCTAGAAAAACTCCTCAGAAGATTTACTTCTTAGCGGCGTCTTTCTTTTCCTCTTTCTTTGCAGGTGCTGGAGCCGGAGCTGCCTTTGCATCCTTAGCAGGAGCACTTGCGGCTGGCTTAGCTTCTTCTTTCTTAGCAGGTGCTGTTTGTGCAACTGCTGTAACTGCGAAAGCGGCTGTGATTAATGCTAATAATGATTTCATAAGAAATCTCCTTTCTTGTGTAGCGGAATTATTCCACTACTGTATATAATAACGCCTTAGTAAGGAAAATGTAAGTGATTTTGGTGGAATTGATAAAAAAATAGGACCCGAAGGTCCTATTGCTATTTTGGGTGACAAGGTATAACTACCCCGGTTCCGCTGTTTCTTAGGCAGCTAAAGCAAACTTGCTGTCGTTGACAGCTACGTCTACTTCGTAGAACTTAAATGCTGATTTTGCATTTATAGGTTTTGCTTGATTTACGGTCATCGCCTACCGTGTTGCCGTCTCTATTATCTCACCCTGTCGAAACCATGGCAGGCCCATCATAAGAAAACTTAACCTAAATCGTATAGGATACGCCAGTCGGTAGCAGTAAATTTATACATTCCAAAACGCTTACCGCTAGGAAATCTTTTACCGCCATTCAAATAATACAATAATTTAGGTTTCATCTCAAACTTTCTTATGGTGGACCTGGCGGGAGTCGAACCCGCGTCCAGAATGCCTTCACTTTGAAGGGATTACAACAATTCTATAAAACAAGAAGAACGACTATAACTACTACAGCAAAGCCTATCAAAAATCTTGTTAGATCATCCATTACTTGCGTTTCTTTAAAACTCTGCGAGCTGTTGCCTTAATAGAACGTGGGTGATGTGCCTTCCATTTAGCCATTATTTTCTCCTACGCATCGCTCTGCGAGCTGCCGCTTTTACGCTGTTCTTTTTTGCCTTGTATGCCATTTTAATTTCCTTTTTTACAAGTGGTGTTTGTATAGTGTATTTAAACATAATTTGGTTAAAAAGTCAATTATTATGGCAAAAACTAAATACTTGTGTTATCAGAGCGGAGCGAATCAAAATGAGCGAAATATTCAAACTTATCGGGGACCTTGGGTTCCCTATTGCTGTAGCCCTATCCGGCGGCTACTTTGTATATCTAACAATCAAATTACTATTACAAGGCGTACTAGGTTCAATTAACGGTATGAAGGGCATTATTATTGCTCTTGACAATCGTGTTAAAACTATGAACCACGATGTTGTGCGTATCGATACTATAGTATCTAACGCATTAGGTTTAAAGCCAGATGTAGATCGTATCGCCCGAGCTGATGGTAAGAATGATGCTAGAAGGGATTAATTATGTTATACCTGGATTATTCCTGGGACTGTAGTCCTAATGGAATCATATTAGATGAAGAATTTAACAGCGATAAACTTGGCTGGCGAGGTGGAGACCTTTTTAAGCTGATCAATCGTAACGGTCGACAGATGTTAGTTAAAGTCGACCCAGTTGAGGCATTTAGCAAAGGATACCCTGTAAATGTTCAAGAAGAGTAAATGGGAATTATGGTACGATGCTCAACCAGAGCATATTAAGCGTTGGATGGATCAAGACCATGCTATATGGTATGATCGTGACATGTACAAAGCAGTTGCTTTTGGATTATTTGTTGGAGTGTTGATTGGACTTGCTATTTGAGTCTTTCATGGTATTTTATCTGCTAGAGCTGATAGTGTTAGCCCTGGCATATTACCTTTACTTCAAAGAATCTAAAGTCCAAGAGAAAAAAATCTGGGACCCGTGGGGAGTATGGAAGGAGATAAAATAATATGGATGTAGTAGAGTTAATTAACAAATATGGATTTCCGATAGTAATGGCTGTCGGCTTAGGTTATATTATCAAGTATGTTTGGGAGTGGGCTACTAAAGAAGTTAAACCTGTCATCAGCGAAGCCAACACAACATTAGTTGCCCTGATAGATCGTATTCGCATGTTAGACAATGATTTAATTCGTCTAAACCAAAAGGTCAACACAGTCTTACACCTACGTGGTAAGATTATCGAAAGTGATCGTGTTATGGAAGCCGTTAAAGTAGAAAGAGAAGCATCACAACGTTTCGATGAAGCAGCCAAACTCGACGACAATAAACCAAAATTTGTCAAGCGCCGAGATGATATTGCAGATGCTGAAGAAGAAGAAAATAAAAAAACAGCAGCCTCAGGGGAAGGCTAAAGAATTCACCTTAGGACCTTTGTAGTTAGGTGATGGGCGGCTACTGCCCGGGGGCTCCACGATTCGCTACCGTATCCCCCGAAAGTGGCATTTTATTGACCTCCTTGTCTAGAACCATAAATACTAGGCTTACAAGGAGATACCATGAAAAAGCGAAATTACACACAAGACACAGTCCGCAAGTTACAAGGCTCATTACAAATTGAGCATACATTAGCAAAACGTGGTGCTATCAAACTACGTGAACTACTAGCAAACGAACCATACGTTAACACGCTAGGTGCATACAGTGGACAACAAGCCGTCCAACATGCCAAGGCAGGACTTAAAGCAATTTATCTATCAGGCTGGCAGGTGGCCGCAGCCGCAAACACAGCAGGACAAACATACCCAGATCAAAGTTTGTATCCTGTAAACTCAGTACCGACAATCGTTAAGCAGATTAACAATGCTTTCCGTCGTGCTGATCAAATTGAACATTCAGAAGGCCAAGTAACTACAGATTACTTCTTACCAATCGTAGCTGATGCTGAAGCAGGCTTTGGTGGTGCATTAAACGCATATGAACTAATGATGGCCATGATTGAAGCAGGTGCAGGTGGTGTACACTTTGAAGATCAGTTATCAAGTGAAAAGAAATGTGGACACTTAGGTGGCAAGGTTTTAATCCCTACTAGTCAAGCAATACGAAATTTGCAGGCTGCACGGTTAGCCGCAGACGTAGCAGGTGTTGATACTGTTATCCTAGCACGTACAGATGCCGAGTCAGCAACGCTTATTACCAGCGACCATGATCCACTAGATAAGGATTTTATCATCAATGAACGCACTGAAGAAGGTTTCTATAAGTTCCGTAATGGATTAGATGCTTGTATTGCTCGCGGGCTTGCTTATGCTCCCTATGCAGATCTACTATGGTTTGAAACTAGTACACCTGATATCCAACAGGCCAAGAAGTTCGCAGATGCAATCCACGCACAGTTCCCGGATCAAATGTTGGCTTACAACTGTTCTCCGTCGTTTAACTGGCGTAAGTTCTTAAGCGAAGAAGAGTGCGAAACATTTCAACATGAACTAGGAGAGCTAGGATACAAGTTCCAGTTCATTACACTAGCAGGTTTCCACTCAGTTAATCTTGCTACATTTGAACTAGCAGAAGCATACAAGGCACGTGGCATGGCTGGTTATTCAGAAATGCAACAACGTGAGTTTGCCGCACAAGAACGTGGGTTCACAACTGTTAAACATCAGCGTGAAGTTGGAGTTGGTTATTTTGACTTAATTAGTGAAGCAGTCGGTGCTACCAGTACTGTAGCAAATAAAACTTCTACCGAAGCTGATCAGTTCCACTAAATAGTAGACTATGTTTACTATTACTTTCTTGCAGGGTTTGCTGATAACCCTGCTACTCACACATCTTACTATTATCAGCGTAACCTTGTATCTTCATAGATCACAAGCACATCGTGGAGTAGAGTTTCATCCTTGGCTTAATCATTTTTTCCGTTTTTGGATTTGGTTAACAACAGGTATGACTACTAAGGCATGGGTAGCAGTACACCGAAAACACCATCAAACTACAGATGTAGAAGGCGATCCACACAGTCCACATGTATTTGGAATTTGGAAATTACTATTTGGTGGCTGGAGTTTATATCATGAAGCTACGAAGGACGCGACCTTTGTTATTAAATATGGAGCCGGAACTCCTAAAGATAAACTTGAAATATTTTATATGAAGTATCACCGGGCAGGATTCTTGTTGATGTTGGTCATAGACCTTGTTCTTTTTGGCCTGCCTGGTATTCTTATTTGGGGTGTTCAAATGATCTGGATTCCGTTCTGGGCCGCTGGCTTTATTAACGGTATTGGTCATTGGTGGGGATATCGTAACGGAGACACTAACGACTATAGTCGTAATGTTAGTCCTATTGGTATTTTAATCGGCGGAGAAGAACTACATAACAATCATCATTTAGATCCTGCTAATCCTAAATTCAGACGTCGTTGGTTTGAATTAGATATCGGTTGGATCTATATTAAAATACTAGAAGCTTTAAGACTTGCTACCGTTAGGAGTGCATAGCAAGATAAACTGCCTCCGGAACACGGGTTTTAGTATTTTTACTATTCAATAGGACAACAATGCGTTGTCCTATTTTTGTATTCACTAGCATGACGATGCAACCACCGCTGGCTCGAATCCATCCTGTTTTGCTCACAACAAAATCATGTGTTGCAATCATTGGGTTTGTATTTCTAAATACTAAAACTTTCTTTTTCTTATGAATCTTAATTTCACTCATCTTGCTAGCTTCGACAATTTCTGTATAATGTTCTGCGGCCCGTACTAACTTTATCAGATCGTACGCTGTGCTAGAATTCATTACACCTAAACCAGTTGGATCAATAAAACGACTATCTATCATACCCAAACTTTTTGCTTTATTATTCATAGCTGTAATACAACTTTGCCGACCGCCTGGATAATGTTTGCACAACTCTTCTGATGCACGATTATCGGAATGAACGATAGCTAATTGAATTAGCTCTTTTCTTGTGTATGGTTTTAAAAATTCATCTAAGTCTTGTCTAGCATCTAACACAACCATGACCGTCATTAGTTTGGTTATACTGGCAATGCTACGTTGTTGATACATGTTCTCACTTTGAATGACATGCCCGTCGGCATCTGCTACTAACCAACTAGTAGCAGTTATTTTCTCAGCCGATGCAGAAAAAGACAGGGATGCTAACAGTAAAAAAAATATATGTTTAATCATTATCTACAGATGCTAAAAGATTTAATGCCGTTGAGACTAAATTGACTTAGAAACTTTTCCATATCGTCGTTAACGCTAATCATTTTTGCTGGATACATAAACTTGTATTGTAGCATAAGCCATACATAATAGTCAAACCACCAGTCAACCGGAGTATAAATCATTTTTCGTGTGCGACAAATTCGCCATTCCAATTATCTGGAAGGTCTTGCTGTTTCATAAATTCGCAACGCTCAATCCAGATTTTGTAGTACTTGTCCATTTGTCCGCCAAATGTGCCTTTCATTTTCTTACACATTTCTGCGGCTTCGTCAAACTTCTTAGCCTTGTATAGAGATTGCATTTCGTTATACTTGACTAGGTCTTTACTCCAATCTTCACCGTTAGGTCTTAAGGCTGTATAGATTAAGTCTGCTACACTTTTGCCTTTTGGTTGTAAATTATCGATACACAAGTAAAAGAAATCGTCCTTGGTTCTATTGTAGGTTTCAGCACCAATAATACATAACACACCATAAGCCTTGCAACGTGCTTCTAAACGTGCGGCTGTTGAAACCATGTCACCTAAGATGTCATAACTATGTCTATCTGTGCTACCCATCTCACCAATAAAGCCTATACCTGTGTTACAACCCCAACCCATAGCCGCAGGTGGTAATCCCTGTGCTTCCATTTCTTTTGTATAAGCATCAACAGCGTCTAACATTTCAAGTCCAACAGCAACGATTGTACGAGCATGATTAGGATCTTCAATCGGAGCACCGTGTATGTGCATTGACGCATCTCCTACATACTTAATGACCATACCTTTGTTGTCCATGATTGGGCGGCTGATAGCGTCCATGTATCCATTCATATACTTGCCTAGGCCAGCAACGTCATCACCATAGTGTTCACCAATAGGAGTAAAGCCGCGCAAGTCACTGAACATAACACTTACGTCTTTGCGCACACCACGCTTGATCAAGTCTGGATCTTTCTGTAACATCTCTACTACTTCTTTTGAGCAGTAGCCAGCAAATTGTTTTTTGATTGCCTGCTTCTGTAAGAATTCACTTACAAACTTAACCCCATAAGTATGCAGAGCGACGAGAATAAGACCAGCCGTGCTTGCCGTCGCGTCTCCCAAGATTCTGAATTCACTGAAACCGTACCGACTAGCAACAACACAGGCAACGATCCCACTAACAGTTGTAAAAATACCGACATAGGTCCACCTCGATAATCCAATAATAATTAAACCTAATACTAACAAGGTTAGTATTTCCGCTCCATCGGCCCAATCAGGACGTTGGATTACTACACCGTTGGCCATTGTACCGATTACAGCCGCTTGCACTTCATGTGGCCATACTGCTCCTTTTGCTGTAGGTAATGGATTTCCTATACCTGCGGCGGTTGGTCCTACAATGACTATAGCACCTTCTAAATCTTTAGGCAATTTTAGTAAACTAAAACTGCGCGACTGCTGACTCCAGTCGATCCACACACGACCTAGTTGATCTGTTGTAATAGGACCAAATTTAGGAATACGCATTTTCTCAATGCCACCCTCAAACATTTTAACTTGTACTGTTGAATCACCTGCGGCAACACGTAGAGTTTCTAGACTTAGTGATGGATAAAGTTTGCCATCTACTGTAACCAGTAACGGCATACGACGATTGACACCGTCAACCTCTGGGAGTGTATTTGTAATACCGACACCAGCGGCATTATTTTCTAATACTGGAATATTAGCAATAAGTCCAGGATACTGGACTATTTGATCTGCGAATTCTGAATTAATTACTGCTGATCCCGGAACACGTGGAGTATTCTTTGTTTTTTGTGCAGGAGTAGAACTTAAAACTACTGGTGCTTCTTTTAGAGCTTGACCCAGCGCACTGTCGCCACCTGTACGGTCTGCTTCTGGCATGAGTACATTAAGTACAACAAGGCCAGCTCCCCTCTGATATAAATCTCGTACAATTTTAGCATATTCTGCTCTTGGTAGGGGCCACTGTCCATATTTATTTAAACTCTCTTCGTCAATATTTACAGTTACAATATTGTTAAAGGTAGGTTCTTTGGCTGTAATCAGTGTGTCAAAATAACGTAGTCTAACGCTTTCGACAAATGTAGGATCTGCAACACGTATGCCCACTACTAACGCTAAGGTTAATAGTGCAGTCCATGGGCTTAAAAGTATTTTTTTTACCATATAATATTTAATTAAATTGAATCACTTAAAAATTTAGAATCTTGGCCCACTCCGATAATACAGGCTATTTTTGAAGTCATTTGTAATAATGTCCAGAATCCAGTCTTCTCGTTAACAAATAAAGCAAATCTAGTATCGTCTACAGGATTACGTGCAGTCCATACAGGCTTTTCATTGTAGTTTTCAGTAAGGCTTTTAATAAGAGTTTGTGTATCATCGCAAAGCACGGGTTTACGGCTTTCAAATGGTTCGGCATTTGCTAAAGAAACAGTCAAGCTAAGTAGTAACGCTGATAGTAAAGTACGCATAGCATACTCCTTAAAACTATATTTATTGCCTTACTACTGTGGTGCAACCTGCAGGATTTGTACAGCTCTGTATAATATTAAATGATTTGCCGCCAGTCTGTTGTAAATCGACATTAGCGGCGCCGCCGGAGTTTGTAAGATTAATGCTGGCGTTATTAGCAGTAGATCCGCTTTGAGTAACTGTAACTGTATGCCCATTACCTGTTAGCATATTTTCTAAATAATGATTGCCTGTACCTTCTTGTACTGCTGTTACAGAATTGTTGCTACCATTTACTGTAGTAAACATAATTTTATTTGCATTATCTTTTTGGTTAGTATTGACAATATTATTGCTACCGGTTATAGTAGTCTCTTTAAAATTACTGCTGGTACTATTATTTGATTGTTGTGTAGTAATATTATTATAGGCACCGTTAACATCTAATTTATGATAGTTAGTTCCAGTCTGTGTTAAATTAATATTATTACTGCCGGACCCCGCGATAGTAGCTTCGGTTGTATTTTTGCCAGCTGATGTAGTCTGTGTCACAGTTACATTGTTAGCATTTCCGCTGACCTGATCAATGTACAAATAATTGTTTGAATTTTGACTAGAACCGTTGTTCCAGTTATTAATTCTTCCTTGCTGTTGCGGTGTTGGCATAACACTGCCTGCACCACTGTTAATAACTTCTTGGCCAGTACCGTTGGTCATTGTGATTGTTCCGCCCTCAACGACTGGTCCTAGGTTAACAGTAGATCCAGTAATGTTAACCACAGAGGAATTAGAATACACAACTCCTGTTGTATCCACAGTATAGGTAGGAATAGTACCTGTAGTAAATGCACTATTAGATATAGTTCTTAGGCCGTCGCCGTAATCCCAATAAAATGTGTTACCAAATCCGCCTTCTGTATTCCAATACCATGCTTCAATATTATATGTTTGTCCTGCTACAACATCCATCCAACCACTGCTAGTATAACCAAATATAGCCTGATATCGAACAGTTTCATTTTGATTGATGACAGTATTTCCATTTATACGTAAAACAAATCCGTCATCGGTGTTGTTGTAAAAATACAATCTGTAAACAGTTCCTGCAGGCTTTGATGAAGTTATTGGTGCTGTTATAGTTCCCGAGTATCTAATAACTGTACCATCGTTAGATCCAAACCAACTGTTGTCGTTGTTTGGTAAATCAGAATTGGTTGCAATAAAAATGCCGTTACTAGTAACCCCACTGTTTACTGTGTTGCCATAGTCCGATATATTAGTAGACGGTGTTCTGTAAGTGAAGTTCCAAGTACATATTCCGAGGAAACAATTATAATTTTTGGGATCATATCTCCATACTTGAAAATTAAGACCTCGCTGTATGGTTTGAGAGGATGTTACAGCAGTACCGTTTGATTCAATAGTTGTTCCAGATACGCCTGTTGTTGTAACAGTATTAATAGGTGTGTTAATAGTTGTTAGTGTATTTCCAACAATAGTATTAGTTGTCACTGTGCTAGATACCTTTGTCTGATATAGTGATTCTGTACCATTACTGCTTGTACTAGTTCCGTCGCTATAAGTTGTAGTAGTTACAGGTGTACGATAAACATAAGTTGTATTACCACTTGTTACTGTTCTTGTTGTATAGGTTGTAGTTGTACCTGTTACAGTAACTACTGGAGCACTAGGTTGTGCTGTTTGACCGGACGTTAAAGGTGTTGTACTTGCCCACGTATAATTAGACAAGTCGGTTGATGATACAGAAGTATCCATATTTGGAAAGGACGCACTAGCTCCGTAACTATAACCTTGCGCTGTACTAATGACATTACCAAAAAAACCTGAACCTATATAAAATATAGCGCCATTTCCCAAAGCAGTAATATCGCCATAGTCATGAACAACTTTTGCCAAGGTTCCGTTGCTGTTATATAAACCTAATCCATATTGACCGGGATTAGTTGTACTAGGAAAGAATTGAAAATATTGTCCGCTAGATACTGTAACAGTTTGAAAGTTTTTATCATACGGTGCTATAAAATTACTGGCATATAATGTTGTTCCACTCCAATAATACTGCACATCAAAAATTTGGTTGACGCCAAATTTACCGTCGGTGATGGCTGCAAAAGCATTTGAACACATCAGCGTGAGAAGAAATAAAATTCGTTTTATCATTTTTGTATTAAGGTAATAATAGTATTACCTCCCTGATTAACACGATTTTTAAATTCTAAACTACCCTGTTGTTGATAGATTGTTGAGTTTTGTGTTAATGGAGTGGTTACGCATTGTACATCTGCACCATTATCTCTACACAAAGTTATGTTAGGGTCCTCTTTAACAACAACTATACCGGACGATTTTTTATAGTCCGGTAATACCGGATCAACTGGTTCTAGAAATTTTTCATCTAGTGCATTTCCTATTATGTCAAATAGGCTAGCAAGGAACGCACTATCTAAAAAGTTTTGTTGTAATTTATTTTCATAGAAAGTATTGGCCTGCATGTCTAAGAAATTCTCAAGGCCTTTTTCTTTTAAAAAATCAAAATCTAACGGATTAAACATCTTTTGTTGTTCTTGTACAGCACGTTTGATCTCTGCCGGAGGACTAACAATCAACAGATTACTGATAGCCATCTCACTTAGATTTAAAACTTTAGGTGGTGTAGGTGGGTGACTTCTACTAGTTACTTTAGTGACTTGGAACGGCTGATTTAATATTACTGTACCCATTTCGTTACTGACTTCAATTGTTCCAGTTTTACAACTGGCTTCTATATCTTTCACTGTACGAGTCGGGCGATCATTTGGACAACTTGGCAATAAAACAATAGTACTAGCACCAAGTTCGTCAACTGTAGCTGTAAAGTCTGTACCTCGAACTGCTACTGTAGCAGTGGGCGTATTAAGGGCAACATTCTGTGGACTGTTTTTGGCTATTTGTCCGCTGGCATAACGAACAGTACCGAGTGCAATTTTAGCACCTAGCTTTCCACTTTTACTCTTGGGGTCATACACAAAATCGTCAATTACAAGTTTACTATTTTCGTTTACCTGTACTTTTGTATCATCTTCAAAGGTTATTCCGACTTTTCCCTGTAGAGTCTTGATAGCATCGTTCATCTCTACGCCAGTCCCTTTGGATCCCGTTAGTGTCGAATTCTGCCTGGTTATACTGGGAGGAGTATTTACTAGTTCCGTTACCTTTCCTATCGCGGCGTCGGCTTTCCACGATATACTCAGCAACGGAACGCATAGTATTACCATCCATAGTTTCATGCAACCCTCTTAGTTTTTCTGTAAAATTGTATATGTATTTCCTGATCCACTAATTGCAAGATTTGTTAAATTACTAACAGTACCTTGCTGTGTTACACCGATAGTATTTGAACTTCCAGTTACTGCCATAGTTGTATGATGCCCTGTACCAGCACCACCTGTTTGTGATAGTGTGATACCGTTACTACTGCCGGTTACTGTTATACTAGCATAATGATCAAACAATCCAGTCTGTGTTACATCTGTAGTGTTGCCTGACCCGTTAACATTAACTATTACTTGTGCGCCGGTAGAACCGTATGCGCTCTGTGTTATGTTAGTAGTATTTGTTGCGCCAGTTGTAGTTACACTAACTTGACCCTTATTGCCAGTCATGTTAAGTGTTGTTGAATTGCCGCCACCTAGTGTATTGCTTACTGTTGCTACAGTTTCGTCTGCATTGATAGTTCCTGTGAAGCTATTGTTTGCGCCGCCTGACTGTGTAACTGATAGATTGTTACTTGTGCCTGTCATGTTTAATGTAGTAGTTGCTCCACCACCTGCTTGTGTAATACCTACTACATTTCCGCTTGCTGTGCCCAAGCCGTTGTTATTAATATTGATATAACCTGTATTTCCGCCGCCACTAACTACATAGTTTAAGTTAACACCGACATTAGCATAGCCAGAAACTGTTCCGCCTTGTGTACTATTAACACCTAAAGATAATACGTTTGTCGCACCAGTTTGCTCAATATTGATTGTCTGTGCGTTTCCTGTTAACTTTGCTGGATCTGTAGTGCCGCCAGCATTACCGTTTGTTAAAATACCTTTTACTTTGTTTCCAGATCCGTCCTGTGTCATAGTAATAGTACTGTTATCACCCGACTGTTCTATGTAAATGCTGTTGTCAGCCGCGTGACCCAGTGTTGCCATTGCAGACAACACCAGAATAGTGAGTACTTTTCTCGACAACCCACCAGCGCCTGTTCTACTTGTTTCCATTTTTTTCTGCTCCTTGGTACTTTATTATTTTTATAAGTGTACCATATTATTTTACTGCGTCTTTCGCTATCCACCCTTTCTTGCCGTTCTCTAATTCAATGTATAAAAGAACACCTTCTTCTTTTACTACTTTTACTACTTGACCGGATTCAAGAACGGCAATAATTGTTGAACCCGATTTACTACTTTCTCTTACGTTACTCTTACCCTTTGAAGTTACTGTTTTTTCTTTTGTATCTTCGACGGGCTTGTTCTCAACTTTGTTTCCTTCAGGGCCTTTTCCGTCATTGGACTGCTGTAGTGCGGTTGCAGGCCCGGAGGTTCCTTGGGATGGCGTAACGGTTTGTGATTGAACCAACTCATCTCGTTTCTCCTCAGGTTTTTTGATTTCTGATGAAATCACAGGTTGCTTAGATTCTTCTTTTGCCGGAACAGCTGGTGGCAATGGTGCTTGTGCTTCTTGTTGAAGTTTAAAACCCCAGATACCTTTACGCTGTCCTTCTTTGATTAATTCAACAACTGCCATTTCTGTAGCAGCCTTAACTGCGTATGTTCCTGGCTCATTGATATTCATACCTGCTTCTGCTTCAAAAGCCTTTGTTCCAGCATCATAAAATTTTAATGCTGTTACACTATCTGCAGAACTTAAAATAGTTTTTTGTACTGTAACGCTGGCCAACACTTTGCCGGTATTTACGCTAACTGCTCGTAAACTGACAGTAACTGTGTCTGTACTCCACTGTGTTTGTTTTCCGATACCGAAAATTCGTTGTCCGATACCGCCGCTGGTCGTGCTTTGATCGTAACCAACTATGCCACCTTCAAGAATGATGCCTGCAAACTGCATCGGTAATAAAGGTCTAGCATCTTTACCCTCATATGCTTCTCTCATCTGGCGAATAATTAATCGCTCTTTAGTTAAATTATCAATACCAACACGTTCGACAACTTCAAACCATTCTCCACGTCCAACATTTTGTAGAGCTTGGATTAAGAATGTTTCTGCACCTTGCGTAACTGCGGTTGATAGGCTAGCGATATTACTCTGTGGTCTACGTTGACCTGTTTTATCTGTAAAACTGTAAACTGCTACACTTAATGGTTTTCCGGCTTGTGGTCCGGGAATAGTGTCAAACTCTTTCTTGACTCCTTTCATTTGTGTAGTGACTTCAGGTTCTCTATCCAATACTCCGGTTGCCTGCATCATAGCACAACCAGAAAGCATACTCAATACTGCTAGGGATAATATCGTTTTTTTCATGATTTAGTTCCCTGGCATTTGGAATGACTGTAATGGCACATAGACACAACTCATTCCAGTGTCTGTACATGCGGCCGTACTTGGATTAGTAGCAGTAGGATCTGCAATTTTCATCATTATGCAATATCCGTACGCAGTGGAACAGTTTGCATCATCTGCACTACTAACTCTATTCCAACTAATGAAGTTTCCTTGGAAGTCAATACTTCCAGTGCAATTTGTGTTTGTACTTGCGGTACAATTATTATTAGCAAACATAGCAGTTGCTACGTTTTGGCTAATCTGTGCATAGATACGTGATTCTAAATTACTGACAAATTTAGCTAAGTTTGTATTTTTCTTATCGGCGGCTGCTTTGTCGATTTCTGCTTGTAATTTGTCTGCACGTTCTTTTTGTCGTGTTCTTTCTTGATTTTCAATCGTTAATACGTGACTACTATAACCAACACCATTGAAGGAAGGACTCTTAAACTGAAAGTCACCCAATGGAGCGGCTACTGCCACAACTGGCAATATGAATAACGCTATTATTTTTGGTAGTTTGGACATTGGTTCGCTCCCGGTATCCTGTATTATATTTACTACCGGGGAGGAACTTATTAAGCGACAATATTATGTTGCTATACCTGCATTCTTTTTTACTGTATCAAGTTCGTCTGGTTCTGCAGGTTCTTGTGGAATAATTTGTGGTTGATCTTGTTGTGGTTGAACTGCTGTAGGTGTTGTATTGCTAGGTGGTAAACTTGGAGTAAGTTTAGTCTTGGCCTGCATAACTGTTAATTCTGATAATAACGGTTCCATAGTAATGGAATTCCAAATCTTTTTATTATCACCAGTAGCATGATATCCCATCTTAACTAAACTTTTACCTGAGTTTTTATCGAAGATGTTTATTTCAGGTCTTGGCTCTCCGTTGTTACTTACACCTTCTCTATAGGAAACAGTTAGGTCAATATTACCTGCAACTAATTTTTGCATTAGACCCTTAAAATTGTGTACTGTACTGATGCCTTTTTTTCCTAGTTGCACAAGACGAACTGTGTCATCACCTTTTGTAGCATGATGTACAATTACTGATGCTATTCGAGATATAACTCCAGCTTCGTCTCTAGCGTCAAATCCTGCTAATTGTTCTTTTAGTTGACGAGTTGCTTCTTTATAGGCCTTAGTCCAAAAGGCTACTTTAGTGGTTGGAGTCCTTTTTGGTGTATCGATAGTAACACCAAGAGGTCCGAAAAAGTTTACAGTACTTTGCCATATCCCCTTACTGCTTTTAACATCAGATGTTATTGATCCTGCGCCTTGTTGTCCAAATTGACTACTACCTGCTTTTAAACTAATCTTGAGATTTTTCAAAGGTCTAACTTCACCGTTGGCTGTTCTCACAAACGCTTCGATGTCTGTCTTTTTGCCTTTTTGATCACTCATTCCGTCGCTTTGGACCCAGATAGCATCAACCTTTCCATTCTTATAAAAGTAGTCTGCGTATTTGTCTATCTGTCCGCTATTAGCATAATGAACAGCACTAGGTAACAAGGGACTATATGTTTCCCAGAAACTAGGAGACTGCATAAACACTTTTGTAGGTTCACGGACTGCTACTGTAAATTTAATAATGTCAGCAATTTTACTATTCTTATCAGCTACTGTATATGTACTATTTCCTTGGCTGATTGCTTTATTAAGACAATCAATCACGTCTTTATCTGTAATGTCTTCTATACTATTGCTACCGCGCTTGATTAGTTTAGCCACGACAGCCGCACTTAAAACAGGCTCTGAGAGATCTCCTACATTCCCTTCTGTACTGCCTTTTTGTCCTGGGGCATGTACTAGACCGCTTTGTATGCTATTATCGGTTCCAACAATATCTATGTATGTTTTATTTGGACGTTTGAAACTTCTAACAACGCTGCCAGTCCCAAATTGTATTTTAGGAGTTCTTGCAGGAGAACTTTTAATCCATTCTAAATCTTCGCTGGGATCAAAATCAGGTACTATCTTTTTAATAGCAGTTAATAGGGACTTGCCCTTCGCTGACGATGCTCCTACACGAACTTTGTGTCCGTAGGAATACTTGTCTTTTCTGGTAAAAATGCTGGCTTCGCCGATAATTTCAAAGGTCTTCATACGAATATTTATCGTATTTCTGGGAACAGACAATCCTGGATAAAAACACGTACATCTTCCTCGTCTAAACCTAAACTTGTCATAACACGGGGTGTATGGGGGTTTTGTTTTTGATTTTGTGCGTAATAGTTCTGTTCAAAAGTAGTGTCTGCAACCATATTATTAGTTTGACCCACAGTTTCTAGGTAGTGTTCAATACCCTTTTCAGCCATAGCAAATATCTGATCTAGTTCTGTTTCATCTTGCACATTGCCTGCGGCAACCATGCTAGGACTAAAAATACGTTTTGCCCAATCAGGAAGCTCACGTTCTCTGCGCCATTCTAGTTTCGATGCTTCATTAGCGAACCAATCACACATAGGATGTTCTTTATCAGAGGTAGGACTATAATCGTAAAAACAGCCAGTGATCTTACGAGCACCGGCAATAACATCAAAACCAAATATAGGAGCAGGATTGTGTATATGTGGGAAGATGCAACAGTGCATCATCCACAGTCCTTTTGTTTCTCGGGCATCTACTACATCAACGTGGGCTCTTCGATAATTACCTGATGACCATACACGATTAACCCATCCTGGTTGATTAAATCGATTCATTCCAGGTTCGAATACTTCTATTCCAGTATCGTTAAATGATTTTTCTAAGAGATGCTGGATACTGATCAATGTATCCCAAACTTTACTCTGCTGGTTGTTCAACATCAACGATTTCCATCATCTGTTCGAAGGTCTTAGCGGCAAAGTCAAAGCATACCTTTGCTTCTTCTGCTAGACTGTCATCAAGTTTGGTACGGATTATTTCTTTAATTTTTTCAGGTTCGTCGCCAAACTGATAATACTTACCTTGGCCCGGAACACGTTTAGCAATCATCTGTCCGCCGCTAAGGTCTCCCATATGGCGAACATAGATATGAGCCATTAGTTTGTTAGGATCGTTTTTGATGCTTAGAATATACTTTAAGTATTCGTCAACTACGGGAAAGATTTTAGGTTGACCATAGTCTTCTTTCCATAGCTCTAGAAAATCTTCTAGGATAGCCGGTGCTCTACGAATCTCAGGAATATCTTGGAATAGACCGTGCGGCATAGCACACACTTCTAACACTTCGTACATAAGATGTTGATTCTTGAGATATGTTGCGTAGATCTTAGGATCAACGTGTCCGGAAAATAAGACTTTAACAAAAGGCCTAGTTTCTGCTCTTCGATGTTGTTCCCAAGTTAGTTCTTTTAAACTCATTCTTCCTCCAACTTAATTTGTAAAGGAAACCCGTTACTTCTAGCTTGGTTAGTTGCTTCAACTGCTTTCGCTTCGGCAATCTCAAAACTGTAAACTCCGGCGATACCGCTACCTGTTTCGTGTACAGTTAGCATAATCTCTTGAGCACTATCTATTGAGTGTCTAAATATTTCCATTAATATGGAAATAACAAACTCCATAGGAGTCGAGTCATCATTAAGAAGTATAACCTTCCAACGCTTAGGTTCGCTTACAGTAACCTTAATCTTTTCATCTAGTTGGATATCTGTGCTAGGCATGTCTTTCTCTTTTTTTTAAGTAATGGGGGAGTTTCCTCCCCCGGGTTTCAAAACTTATTTAATCTCGATAGTACGAGGCTTTAGTGCTTCTGGAATAATACGCTCTATTTGTATCTTGAGCATACCGTCCTTAACTTCTGCACCCTTAACTTCCATATACTCTGCAAGAGTAAATGTTTGTTCAAAATCACGAGCCGCTAATCCACGATGCAAGTATTCTTTAGTTTCGTCTACATCGATAGACTTAGTGCCTGAGATCATTAGTTGATCTTGGTCAACTTCGACTGTAATTTCCTCTTTGGTAAATCCTGCAACAGCAACCTCAATGCCATATTCATTTTCAGTATACTTAGGGCCCGACCATCGGCACCCTACATTTTTATTATAAGACTGTTAGTCTTTTTTATCAACCTCTTTGAACTCCGCATCTACGGTTTGTTCGCCTTGGGTTGTTTGGCTTTGAGCGGCAGACTCAGAGGCTTGCTTTTTGGCAAACACTGGACTAGCCGATTCAAATAGTTTTTGTACTGCGGTGTCGATCGCAGACTTATCTTCGCCTTTGATAGCATCCTCGACTGCTGTTTTTGCAGTTTCAAATAAAGACTTTTCTTCGTCTGACAATTGATCCTTGTAAGTATCAAAATCTTTGTTAATCGAATGAACAGCACCTTCTGCTTGGTTGCGAGCTTCAATAAGTTCCTTAGCCTTCTTATCAGCTTCGGCATTTTCTTCTGCCTCTCGAACCATACGTTGTATTTCTGCTTCTGAAAGTCCTGAATCCGATTTAATAGTAATTTTATTTTCTTTACCAGTCGACTTGTCCTTAGCACTGATGTTCATGATACCGTTCGCGTCAATGTCAAAAGTAACTTCGATCTGGGGCATGCCGCGTGGAGCAGGATTAATACCGTCTAATTTAAATTCGCCAAGTGTTTTATTGTATTTGAATAACTCACGTTCGCCTTGTGCTACTTTAATATCAACAGCTGGTTGATTATCTTCTGCTGTTGAGAATGTTTGACTGGCCTTAGTTGGGATTGTTGTGTTCTTTTGAATCAACTTAGTAAACACACCTCCCATTGTTTCGATGCCTAGAGATAATGGAGTAACGTCTAGCAATAGAACGTCTGTCTTATCTCCTCCCAACACCGCACCTTGGATGGCAGCACCGGCAGCAACGGCCTCGTCTGGATTGACGTCTTTACGTGGAGCCTTACTAAACAGTTTCTCAACTGCTTCCTGTACTTTAGGCATACGTGTTTGACCACCGACAAGGATAACTTCATCAATGTCGCTTGCGCCTACACCCGCATCTTTTAGTGCTTGTTTACAAGGATCGATAGACCGCTGGATTAGATCTTCGACCATTGATTCAAACTTAGCACGGGTAATAGTAACATTCATGTGCTTAGGCCCAGATGAGTCGGCTGTAATATAAGGTAAATTTACTGCTGTTGATTGTGTGCTTGACAATTCAATCTTAGCTTTTTCTGCGGCATCTTTTAGACGCTGTAATGCCAACATGTCTGTCTTTAGATCAATACCATTTTCTTTCTTAAACACTTCAACAAGATGATCCATAATACGTTGGTCAAAGTCTTCGCCGCCTAGGAATGTATCGCCATTAGTTGACAACACTTCGATTTGTTTATCGCCTTCGACGTTGGCAATTTCAATAATACTGATGTCGAATGTACCGCCACCGAGGTCATATACAGCAACCTTGCGGTCTTTCTTATCTTGTTTATCAACACCGTAGGCTAGAGCAGCCGCAGTTGGTTCGTTGATAATACGTAATACTTCCAAACCTGCAATCTTACCTGCATCTTTAGTTGCTTGTCTTTGACTGTCGTTAAAATATGCAGGAACTGTGATGACAGCTTTTGTGACTGCTGTACCAAGATAGTCTTCAGCAGTCTTTTTCATCTTGCGTAGAACTTCTGCGCTAACCTGTGGAGGTGCAAGTTCTTTATCTTGTGCCTTGATCCAAGCATCACCGTTCTTTGCTTCTGTAATTTCATAAGGCATTAAATCAATATCCTTCTGAACTTCTTTTTCAGAAAACTTACGGCCAATTAAACGCTTGGCGGCATAGATTGTATTTTTTGGGTTTGTGACTGCTTGTCGTTTTGCTGTTGCACCTACTAAAATTTCTTCTGGTGTGTACGCAACAATTGATGGTGTTGTACGGGCGCCTTCTGAGTTTTCAATAACTTTAGCTACACCGTTTTCTAGGATGGCTACGCAACTATTTGTGGTGCCAAGGTCAATACCTATGATTTTGCTCATATCTGTTCTCCTTATGTTAAGCAAGAATATTGTAGAACCCTATTGGCGTCCTACAATATTATTTATACCTGTTTTTCAAAAATATTATTATACTGGGTGTTTACTCTAACGAATGTAGTACACTTAGATAACTGCTTTAGAGTCGGAGCACCGACGTATGTACATGTACTACGTAACCCTCCTAGGATATCTAGTACAGTATCTTCTACAGGGCCTTTGTATTTTACCTGTACAGTACGGCCTTCACTGCTACGATAACTAGCAACACCGCCGTGATGTTTGTCCATAGCAGTATCAGAGCTCATACCGTAAAATGTAACCTTACCGTCTTTGACTTCACCGCCACCTTCATCATGCCCAGCTAGCATGCCGCCTAGCATTACAAAGTCCGCACCAGCCCCGAAAGCCTTAGCAACATCACCAGGGCAAACACATCCGCCGTCAGCAATAATATGCCCGCCAAGACCATGAGCGGCATCGGCACACTCAATAATAGCACTAAGCTGTGGGTAGCCCACACCAGTTTGGATACGAGTAGTACAAACGCTACCAGGGCCAATGCCCACTTTAACAATGTCCGCGCCACGTAAAATTAACTCCTGTGTCATGTCTCCGGTAACCACATTACCGGCAATAATAGTTTTATCTGGATGTTTAGTTCTAACACGTTCAACAAAATCGCCAAAGTGTTCACTATAACCATTTGCAACATCTATACAAATAAATTTTATTGTCGGTAAAACACTTAAGGTGATATTTAATACTTCAAATGCTTTGTCGCCTGTGCCTGTAGAAACTGCCAGATATTCTTCATTCAGATCATTAATGTGATCAAACCAGTCTCTTACTTCAAGACTTTTAACTAGACAAGTAAACATATTATGATTTTGCAATGACTTGGCCATAGCAAATGTGCCTACGCCGTCCATGTTACTGGCCATGATAGGCACACCGATCCATTCTTGTTGACTGTGTCTAAATTTATATTTTCGATTAAGCTCAACATGCTGTCTACTTGCGAGCTTACTACGTTTCGGGCGAATTAAAACATCTTTAAAATCTAAAAGAATTTCATTTTCAATACGCATTTTTTATCTTTCATTTGAAAAGGGCGAGATCATTTTACCATCATAGGTAGTGCTTGATCTCAAAGCATTATACACATTTTGAATACCTACCGCCTGGTTCCATGCATCTTGTAGTGCGTGGTGTGCGGTTACTGGGGGTCGATGTGGATTGATTCCAAGATCGAATGCTGTACGAACATCTCGAACTTGCCAGAAACTCCAAGGAACTGCTTTGTTTAATCTCTTAAACACATTTTCACAAATGACTATGTCAAAGCCTGCACCATTTGACCAAACACGTTTCGCACCCCAACAGAATTTGTACAGTTGATCGAATGCTGTTCGAATATGTACTCGATCTTTTCCTTCTCCGAACGCCTCGTCTTGTGCTTCCTTGCTCTGGTTTGACCACCATGCGATGGTATCATCATTTACAGCCAATCCTAGATCGTGACAGCTATCAAGGTCGACTCGAACATAGAAGCTTTCCATTTGGGGTTCTTGAAGATCTTTACCAAAAGGATCAAACTTAACTGCTCCTATGGTAAGAATGGCGGCATCGTTTGATGTCGCCAAAGTTTCTAAGTCAATCATTACATCTGTATTAGCCATATACTCTTTCGTTATTTGAGAGTATATATTTTAACACGAAATGTTATTGATGTCAATACATTTTTGGTGGTAATTGCTCTTTTTGGAGTTTCTTTTTCCAACGGGCTTTCGCGGCACCCTTGGCACGTTTACGAGCAGTAGTTGGTTTCTCGTAAAACTCTTTTTTACGCAGGTCGTCTAGAATACCTGCGTCTTCAACCTTACGCTTAAATCTTTTAAGTGCTTGATTTATGTTTTCGTGATCTTTTACGATAACACCTGTACCTTTACTCTTCTGAATCATTATCATCCTCTTCTGTAAATTGTTCAACTATTCCGTCCAAATCCCAAATTCTATTTTTACTAATCAAATTATAAGGAGTTGTTTCGTCTAATGTTATATAGTGTGAGTTTGGTTTTGCCAACATAAAAGTGATAAAACTTTTAGTAATCGGATCGCAGTTATCGACATCGATAATCACTACGTCAACTTGTTGGCTAACACTTAACATCCATGCTATATCATCGTCATTATGATCGTATATAAAAATGTTGAGATCATCTAAACACTTACTAAGAATAGTTTGAAATTGCTGTTTAACTGCATTCGAAGGTTTAACTAACAGATAGCTTAAATTGTCATTAAAAAGTTTATCCGGCGGTGTTATTACCGTTATTTTTCCTAAGTTCATATATCCTACTTACAAATTCTTTTAATCTTTCAGGGCTATAGTTTGCAAACTTAGGCCCTTTTGTTTTTGTTTCTTCTACAAACTCGTACAGAGCAGGATCTGTGTATCTGTCGATGATTAGATCGTTAAAATTATCCAATCCATAAAGCCTATATAATTCGTCCTTAGGTTTAACTGTGTTGCCTATTCTTGACCAAATTGAATTTTCACTTTGTTCAGCGTTTTGTACATATCCTGTTACGATCTGTTCTTGACTTGTATCTTGCCTGTCTCGTCTTTGGTCATGTAAGTTTTTTTTTTAGATTCTTCTTCTACTGCCTTTTCTGCCTCTTCGATCATTTTGTTCCATTGTTCAACTGGCATAGGTGTCTCTTCTAATTGAGCTACTTTTTCCTGAATACGGTCTTCAGCTCTTTTTAGATAGTCTGGTTCTAGATTGACTTCCTCTGCTGGTTTCTGCTGTTCTTCTTGCGCTGTTTGTTCACCCCCTTGGTCAGTCACAAGCTCGGTTGCTGGAACTTCTTTTTTCTCTTCTTCCCAAGGTTTACCTTCGGGATAAAGATCTTTTTCATCCGCTAGAAACTTAAAATCATCTTCTTTTTCTTTAACTGGAAATGGCCACGGACTGTGTACATGTCCTGTATCTTCAGGCTCTGGCTCTTTAAAATTATCTATTTCATATAGGTCACTGGCCATTTCTTCTGTCTTTTGTTCTCTAGCCCATTGGAATGTCATTTGTGCGGCCAGCAACATAATAACTGCTAACGGATCAAAAACAAAAACAATAACGATAATAACCCAGGTTACTGCTTTTTCTAAAAGATTGGCATCTGGATTATCTCCATAAATCAATTTAGCAATATACTTGATAGGACCAACTTCTGCTTCTACTTTACGAAGATCTTTAGCGATAGGAGCACGTTCTTCGTTAAGTGCGGCAATGGCTTTTTGTGCCTTAGCAATATCGTTCTGTAGGTTGGTGCGTTCACGTGCTTGATTTCGACGAAGTGCGGCGGCTTTGTCTGCACCTTTTTCATCAGTTGAACGAGCCATTGTCTGATCGACAGCTTCGTCCATCTGACGTAATGCTTTACGAGCGGCTTCAATATTATCTTTTTGAGTTTTTATTTTCTCGTCAAGTATAGCCACCTTGTCAACGACATCACCACTGACAATACTTTGATCTAAATGTGCTTTACTTAAAAAACCAAAGATACCCATAGATGTAATGAACATTAACACAACCACAGCAATGGTCATGTAGGTTTTCATTAATCGGGGCACACGTTCCCAATTGGCTTTAAGCCAACTGGCACAGACTAGTTTGGCTACTTCTAATGCACTTCCCATGATATAGATGGGAATAGCAGCCGCGGCAAAGATAGCAGCCAAACCTACTACGGAGTAGTAGATTGCGACTGCTGAAATTGTTAAACCAGTTAGAAGTAGTAACCAGGCTAGGATCATTGATTACCTATTATTCTGCATCGCCGCTGGCGTCTGCGGTAGTTAACTCGGTGCCGTCAATTAGTGTAACAGCCACAGTACCAAGGGTCTGAGTTGCTGTAGCACCAGTATGGGTAACTGTGATAGGTAATTGCTTGTCTTGACCAGTAGTACCATCATACACTCGAGCATTGGCTGTTGTTGATACACGAATTGCTTTGGCAACTTCGTTTTTAAGATAAAGTGCTTTGGTAGTAATACTTCCGCCGGCAATGTCAGTTCCAGAAGTAGGAATGAACGCATCGCGATCGTACTTAACAGTAAATGCCAATGTTGTAGCCTGTGCATCACCGTTAGACTCGTCGCTGTCTAATTCAATATCTAAAATCTGGCAATCTGCTATTCCTGAAAGAGCGTTAACGATGTTACGGAAACGCATATTTCCTCTTGCACGGGCTTGTCCTTTAGCTAGGGTAGTTGGCAAGTTAGCAGTTGAAAAACTGTCAGAACTATTAGGTGTTACGCCACCGTTATCGTCGCTGTCAGCTGTTGGGTAATAGGTTGTGTTTGTCATTGTTAGCACAACTCTGTAAAAACCAGGTGCTAGTTGGTTTGAGTCTTGTTGAAATCCTGATGGCATAATATGCTCCTAAGTTATCTAATATTTATCAGCAAAACGCCCTTAAAAACAATTATAGCTTTTAAGGGCGTATATAGCAATTTATTTGAAGAAAATAAGTGCCATCATAACTGCTTGGATGATAAAACCAAATCCAATCGTTACTACATTTAACATATCTTTCTGAACTGCGGCCTTAATGAACATCAAACTAAGACCGGCCCAAACTAGTAAAACTAGATCAACAGCAGGTAGTCTATCAGTTAGGCCACTCATAACAGCTAGCATACTCGGAATAGTGCTGGCATGTAATACGATAGCCGCTAGCCATCCAAATGTTTCTGCAGAAATATGACTGATTTTTGTGCTGACAAACTCTTTGAGCTGATTAATATTGTCGATCATATACGTCTCTCTTTCTCTTTATAAAAAATGTGTTGTCCTATTACTCCTATCTTTTCCAACTGCCATCTTGGGTTGACATAGGTGGCATGATAATATAGAGCATCTTTGAGAATGTCCAATCGGAAGTTTTCCAAAAGAACTTTTTTAGCAACGGCATAACTTTCATTATAGGCCTCCTTGTTTATAGGTCTTGCTTTGTGTACTGAATCACATGCCCATGAGAATTGGCATACAACTTTTTCCATAATTACATTTTTTTGGTAAACAACGCCGCAGACGTCGTTACCGAATTTTCCAGAAGCTACACGGTTCATAGTAACCTGTGCGACAGCTACTTTACCTTCAAATGGCTCGTAGCCTGCTTCTCTATAGATATTGATTGCTAAACAGTCTAATTGTTTTTCTCGTGTCTTGATCGAAACAATGTCTTGACTGAAAAGACCATTGCGTTCTTTGAGAACAGCAAATTTTTGTGTAGTCAGTGTTTGTACCAAAAAGGCCACAGCTACAAATCCTATCATGCAGGATATAAATTTAATCGACTTTTCCATAAGTCCTCCTTTCACTTGGTGTTACGATATTTTGTAACATTACATTAAGGGAGTAAACTTCACGAGGCTCAATAAAAGAACCCTACTTTCGTGTAGTTGTCTCCATCGGACGCACAAGCTCATAACATTGTGTGCCTTTGGCGACCCTTGGCATCCCGAAAATACGGGTTTCTCATTAGCCAAGACCCGCCGGTTTGAGTCAGATATTTCGCTACCATATCAAACCAACTATCTTAGTTTCTTTGCGAAACGTATATTATATAGCCCATTGCACTAAAATTCCCAGAGAAAAAGGTAATTATCGGCGCATTTTGGCTATTGCTACTGCTTCTTCATCACTGAAGATTGGTACTGCATTACTTTTGTGCATAGTGCCAATGCCTTTGATCATTGTACCGGTATAGACCTTATCGGGGGCTTTAGTACAAGGACCCGCAGTAAATGGCAGGCTGTTAATTTTTGGTGTTTCTCTACGGTACGGCTCAACCTTAGGAGATTGGTAAGTACCAGACTCCATAGCACGTTTCCGTTTACGTTCTTCTTGTTCAATACCGTGACGCTTGAGCAGATCTTGCCAAGCATCGGCTTGTTCGCGGGCCTTACGAGCCTGCTCAGCATTTCGAAACTTCTGTTTGCCTTTTTTCTTGCCTGTGGTGCTGAGCCACGGACCTTCCAAATGCATACTCATAATTTCTCCAAAAATTTAATATACTTCTATTATACGATTTTTTTTGGATAGAGTCAAGTATATTATACTCGAAAAGATTCTCCACAGCCACAGCGATCACGTTCATTTGGATTAATGAATTCAAAACCTTCATTTAGTCCATTTTTTACCCAATCCATTGTTAGGCCGTTTAAGTAGGGAAGACTTTTAGCATCAACTAATACTACAAAGTTTGGCTGGGCGAAATTTGTAACTCCAACTTCTGGGTCGTATTTGTCTACATATTCTATAGTGTATGCTAAACCACTACATCCTGTAGTTTTGACTCCTAACCGAATACCGACACCCTTACCTCGTCGTTCAAGTAGTTGCTTGATTTTCTGTTGGGCTATGTCGGTTACGGTAATCATTGACTGCGGCTTTAATGGCGTCTTCTGCTAGGATACTACAATGTATTTTAACAGGAGGTAATGCTAATTCTTCTGCGATGGCTGAGTTTTTAATTGTTCCGGCTTCGTCGAGAGTTTTTCCTTTGAGCCACTCTGTGACAAGGCTCGAACTCGCGATAGCCGATCCACAGCCATACGTTTTAAATTTTGCATCTGTAATAATACCTGTATCATCATCCACCTTTATTTGTAATTTCATAACATCACCGCAAGCAGGGGCACCAACCATGCCGGTGCCTACTGTTGGATCATTTTTATCAAAACTGCCTACGTTACGTGGATTTTCGTAATGATCAATTACTTTATCACTATACGCCATACCAAACTCCTTGTTTGGTATTTATTACTTGCCGGTTGCTTCTTTACGAGCGTTTTTAACTGCTGTGACGTCGTTACGAACTTCTTTGCAAAGTTTGGCAAGTTCTTGTAGGTGTTTGCGAACACGGGTACCAGCCGCACCAACTTCTTTATCATAGAACTTTTCGAAATCGCTTTCCATTGCTTCTACGATTGCGGTAAATTCTGAATGTCTATTTTGAGCCATAATATTTCTCCTTGTCTAATAATTATGTCGACTAGGATAGCTTATAATAAAATGTGGTTTTAGTAAAGTTTTTTGGTTAGGCAAATACTTTTGTACTGCCACTTTGGACGTTTCCACCGCCGCTCATAGGATCGCTCTCTCTAGCAATGGCTTTATCATTGACTATGACTTTTGAGTTACCGGCTACTACAGTTTTGCCTTTAACATTAGCAGAAGTTACAAATGCTGTTTTGGCATCGTTAGTAATAACATTGACAGAACCAGAAACTAATAATGATCCAGCGGCAATATCTTTTCCTACTCGTGCTACACTATTCTTAGCCATAGTTTATGGCCCTGGTGGGATTGGAGTTGGATCTACTAGTAGAGCGCCGCGTGTAGTTGCTTTCTGCTCGGCAACGGTTTCTTTAATAGGAGGATCGGAAATTCCCAACCATCCCTTAAGAGTTCCCCAAGCACTTGTTGCGGCAGTTCCAATAAAGCTATTTGCAATAATGTTGTTAGCGGTTGTAGTAGTCCAAGCGACAGCACTTGTAATTTGCTCTTCGACCAGTGCTGAAGTTTTAACCTGTGCTTTAACTGTCAATGTATCTTGTACTGCTGATTGAATGCTAGTTTGTAAATCAGTAGGTAATACAACTGTCTTAGGTAATTCAGCTCTTTCAAGTGCCGCGTTTGTTGTTTGTTGCTGAAATTGGTTATTTTTAATTTGATCTGCAACTGCCAGCTGTTGTGTTGTTACACCAGCGGCAACGTTTGCACTAACTGATGCTAGTGCAGATTGTAATACCTGTACAGAAGCAGTTAATTTTTTCTGCTGATCGATAATTTCTGATAATAGAACAGTCATGTCATTGAGAGACTGTGCTTGCATACGAGCCACAGCCGCAGGACTTCCTGGTATTGCAGTCGCGGCTTTTCCAAAATTTAAATCTAAGTACGTAACAAAAGTTTCGTAAATTGCTAACTGTTGTACATTTTGTTCTTTGATTGCCGCGGCAATCGCCATTGCGGCTGTATCGCTGACTGCTACTGCCATAATATTTCTCCTGTGCTAGAGATATTTATGCTAGTTTTATACCAGTAGTTGCCTGTATAAATTGATCAGCAAAGCTCTTGTCTGTGGCTTCTACAACTGTAACTGTAGTTTTAAACAGTTTTACATCCTTTTCTGGATGTACAGTAAACAAGTAGGGCATCAATCCTGGGCCGTTTGCACCCATACCAATAACCATTGGACGACTTAATTTGTAGTAGGAAACTGCATCTTCTACTAGTTTAGCTACAATTTCCTCTCCGCTAGTTAGTTTAAGAGTAATTACTTCGCCTTCTGTTACACCTTTGTCTATTAGCATATTATACCTTTTGTAAATGTGTGCGTAGTTCTGTAAACCCGCCTATTAATTTATCATCTAAAAAAATCTGCGGTAAAGTTCTGGCTGTTGGAACTGCTTCTAGTAATTGTTCCTTGGTCCAATCTTTATTGATATTTCTTTCCTCGTACTCAATGTTCTTTGATGCGAGCAAGTTTTTGGCTTGAACACAAAAAGGACACTGATCCTTACTCCAAACTATTGCTTTCATAATTCCTCTTTAAATTGCTGGTAATTTATCGTAATCAATTACGTCACTCATAACACCAATGACATAATTCGTTGATTCGTTTTCTTGTAGTGCAGTTTGTTTTTTGCTAGTATCGCTATGTTTATTGAACCACGGAATCGGTGTTGTCTTTGATGCAGAATTCCAGTACTTGATTCCAATGTCTTTAAGAGCACCAACTGCTGTGTAGTCAACAAAATCTTTTAGAATATTTGCGTTAAGACCGATAACAGGTCCTTTCATAAACAAATAGTCTGCCCATGCTTTTTCTTCTGCAATGACATCCTTATATATCTGTAAGACTTCTTCTTGACATTCCTGTGCGGCCCTAGCAAAACGTGGATCTTCTTTAACTACTTGATTAATTAACCAAGCTGTCCAACCTTTGTGTAGTAGTTCGTCTTGTAGAATTAGGCTGATGATGTTGCCATTACCAATAAAGATCTTGTTCTCAACCATTGCTAGACTTGTAGCAAATGACACCATAAAGCGGAATGCTTCTAAGGCATAACTCGCATGTAAAGCGAGGTAAATGGCCTTGATATGAATCTCTTCAGGTACCACTTCGCCAAGCTCTTTCCTGCTGTTGATGATATGCAGGTCATCATAATAACGTCCAACACTTGATGCCATATCGACAATTTCTTTAGTGTCATGGATTGTATTGAATATGTCTTTTGGTACATTGTAAATATTCCGAATAATATGACTGTAACTACGGCTATGAATGTTAGTTTCAAAGAATGTCCAGTTGTAGACCAATGCTTCTAGTTCTGGAAGACTTACGACCGGAGTAAAGATTTGACTTGGGCCGCGACCTTGCAGACTGTCAAGAGCAGTTTGCCTAAGCAGGTTGCTAGTGAAGATATGTTTAACTGCATCTGATGCATCCTTAAAATCTTGTGCATCTTTGGTTAGACTAATCTCTTCTGGAACCCAAAAGAAACCCCTAGCTGTCTTTTCAAAGTCTGCAATCTTGTTATACTTTACTTCTTCAAATCGTTGAATGGTAACTGGGCCCGCTGGATCCAAAAACATTTTACGACTCAAGTAGTCAGTTTTTGTCTGTAAGTTATATTGTTGTTTGCTCATTAGTAATTTCCTGATGCAAGAACAATCTTGCAAATATGTTCTAATCGTTCTATATGTTCGTAGGCACGCCAAGGACTAGTATCGATAGCAACTACACCATGTCCTTTGATGCCTACTATATCAAATTTAATATTGCCATCACGATCTAATTGTAACTTCTCGTGACATTGATTTCCTAGTTCTTCGGAAATTGGGGGTACGTCACCTACATTCGGAGCAACTTTAGTGTACCGACTAAGCTCTGGAAAATATTGGCAGAGAGTATTCAATTCGATTCCGGCATGCATAGCCGCAACAGTATAAGTTGGATGCACATGAATCACTACCCGAACGTCGTCCTTGTGTTGTCCCATTTCTTTTTGTAATCCAAAATGTAATGGGATCTCTCCAGATGGTCTTAGTTTGGCGCTGATATCAGTATATTGTATATCTTCCCAACTGTAGTTAAATGCGGCACTACCTACACCACTATTAATAGTTCTCCAAATTTTAATTTTCTTGAACTGATCAGGTTGTAGTGTTTGCTTACGGACACCGCTAGGTGTAATATAAAAGTGATCACGGTCGTGGTGACGAATACTTACATTACCATCACGACTGGTAATCCAATTACGTTGATAAGCATCTTTAAGAACTTCACAAATAGTTTCTAACATTATAACTTACACGCCTCACAATCTTCTTCTACCATCTCGACATCGACACTATGCCCATTCATTCCAGCTGTGTGGTATCCGTTAACTTCCGATGCTACTTCGATTGCTTTACTGCCTGCTTTATTAATTAGGCTGTAGTAGAAAGTCTTAATACCCCATAGCTGTGCTTGCATTAAGTTCTTAGCAATTAGTGTAGTTGGTACTTTGCGCTCTGGGAAGTGTGCAGGATTATAGAATGTGTTTGTTGAGATACTTTGATCAACATAGACTTGGAGAACAGCCGCTGTTTTTAAATATCCTACACAGTCAGTTTGATCCCACATCAATTGATACTTGTTCTTTAGTTTATGATAATCCGGAACAACTTGTGTGAATGATCCTGCCTTAGACTCTTTAGTACTAATAAGGCTCATCGGCATTTCTATTCCATTTGTACTATTAATAACAACACTACTAGACTCAACTGGAGCAATAGCCATAAGTGTAGCATTTCGTACGCCATGTTCCTTCATCTCCTTACGTAGTGGTTCCCAGTCAAGCTCTGGTTTAAAGTTTGCTAGTTCGTTTACACCCTTAGCACGGATTTCCCATGGAAATATACCTTGACCATAGCGTGTCTTATCACTGTCTAAACATTTTCCACGTTCTTTAGCTAGTTCAACCGTTGCTTCTGTTAGATAATAGGCTTGATGCTCCATCCAGCTCTTAACTTCTGCTAGTGCATCTTTCTCACCATACTTATGACCTCGCTTGGCATGCCAGTAGGCTAGATTAGTTACGCCAATACCCAGTGGTTGAATTTCGTCGTTACTTAATTTAGATTGGATGCTAAGAAAGTCTTGGTAATCCAATATATTGCAAAGACTACGCTGAAGTATCCTGCAAGCACGACGCATATCTTCGGGATTACGGAACGCTCCCCAGTTGATGCTGCCAAGAGTACATAAAGCGATGCGGCCGGAAGGGTCATCGAGGCGCTTAAAACTACGAGTAGGTAAAAGTATTTCACAGCATAAGTTTGACTGATAGATAGTGTGGTACTCAGGATCAAATGGCCCTTGGTTCATGACATTATCAATGAACACCAGGTAGATGCGACCTGTATCAGTCCTCTCCTTTAAAATACCACCTTTAAATACATCTTCGGCATTCATCGACTTCTTACGAAGGCCGGCCTGCTTCTCATATTTGACATACAATTTTTCGAATAATTCGGTGTCTCTGTAAAAGGCTTCGTACAAGTCAGGCACTTCATTAGGATCAAAAAACGTAATGTTTTCTTTATTTTTGAAACGGCGCCAAAAGAATGCTGATAGCACCACTCCGTAGTCCATGTGACGCACACGAGTTTCTTCAGTTCCTTGATTGTTCTTAAGGACAATGAGGTCGTCAAACTGATGATGCCAAATAGGATAAAAGACTGTAGCACTAGCGTTACGTATTCCACCTTGACTGCAACTCCTTAAATCTCCAAACCATTTCTTTAGAAATGGGATCATACCAGTATGCATGATCTCACCACCTCTGATGGGGCTACCTAGTGGACGTAGACGCCCAATCTCCAAACCAATGCCAGCACGTTTGCTGGCATACTTGGCCATCATCTCACCAGAAGCAAATATGCTATCCAGATCGTCGTCACTGCGGATAAGAACACAACTAGAAAACTGTTTAGTAGGAGTCCCGAGGCCAGCCAACACAGGTGTAGCAAGAGTAAACAGACCATCTGAAGCACAGTTGTAGTACTCTTTGATGTAACGCATACGGGCCGCATTAGGTTCCTCTTTATGGAATACAGTCGCGGCCGCAACCATATAACGAACCTGTGGTGTTTCATAGATTTCCTTTGTCGCACGATTGCGTACCAAATATTTTTCAATCAACTGCTCAATAGCGGCGTACGAGTATGTTTCGTCTTTTTCGTGATCGATAAACTCGTCCATCTTATTCCAATCATCTTCTGAATACCAGTTTAGCAACTCTGGAGTATATAGACCAATGTCTACATTTCGTTTGACAATTTCGTATAGACGAGGAACTTGATAGTCTCCGTACACATCCTTTCGCAACATACTAAGACGTTGTTTGCCTGCTACATATTGATAATTGGTGTGCCCTACATCTGGATTATGTTCTACATCAATAAGATCAACGATTGCTCTAAGAGTTATTTCGTCGATTTCTCTAGTAGTAATTCCATCATAGAAATGTGGTTGACTCTTAATTTCTATCATTGATTGGCTAACGTCGGCAATACCACTGCATACTTTCGCTACCTGAGCTTGCCATTTTTCTACTGCTAGTGGTTCACGCTTTCCGGATCTTTTAATTACTGTAATGTTATTCATGTCTTTTACGCTCTTTGTGTATGGTTCTATATTGTTGTTTATTATGATTAGGAAGTATTTAGTGGCTCATACCGAACCAAAGAAATATCGTGGTTCTCAATGGTTTAAGCCTTGATTTTGCTTGATTTTGGAAAAAAAATTTTTCAACACGAACCTTATCAAAGATATAAAGTAAATTATATGCGTATTTTTTGATAAGGTCAAGAAAGATTGATTAGGATGGAAAATAATATTCCATCCAAACCAATTACATGATTGCAGTATATGAATATGTAAATGTGCCACTAGCCAAATCATTTACGACACGTAGGGCAACTGCTCGAGGAGTGTCTGTACCACCAAACACTGATCCATTTTCATTTAATAGAACTGCTGAGAATTCTAAGTCTAACGATGATTCTTCAGATACTCCGGTGATAACGTAATCGTCGGAAAGCTGGAGTTTGTTTTGACCGGTGGAATCACTTGCATCAACATCAACTAGTAATGATATTTTTCCTTTTCTAGTAAAAGTATTACTGTCTGCTTTGAAAACATAATCAATAACATAACTTATTGATCCACTAGCTGTCCCATTAGCACCTGTTGAGATTGGTAATACAGTAACCAATGATGGACTTGAAATCGGTCCAAGGTTTACTTGCCTTGTTGCATATGATGTATAGGTAACATTTCCTGCAACTTCTGGAATATATGGTATCAACGACAGGTCTCCAACTAGTGTTGGATGGGTGCTTGAATTAAATGTTCCAGTCATATTTCCTGTAGAAACAGTTAATGATCTTTGTGGGCCGCCTAAAGTGTTGCTAATCGAAAACGTATTATCATCAACAATATTTTGAACATAATATGTTGTTCCAGAAGTAACACCACCTAAGTTGCTGTTAAATGTAATAGGTGTTCCTACTACTAATACATCCGTTGACTGGCTCGATTCAATAGTAAATGCTGTTGATGATGAACTTACGATTGTTAATGTGTCTTGATCTGCAAAGGCTTCTGTAAAAGTTGTTTCGCCTACCGGTCTTATTTTCAAATTACTAAAATTGTTAAATTCAGTTAGATATCTTGTTACAAGAGTTATTGTTGAATCTGAAGTATAATCTTGTTTCAACGTTCCTCTAACTAGTGTTGTATTCTGCTCAATAGTATCTCCGCGACTAGCAGTTATAGGAGCACTCAATGTTAAGTCAACTGTAAATGACAGCACTGACAGTGATTCTTCTCTATCGGATTGATTATTACTACTTACATTACCTATTGAGCCGAACCACATCTGAGGATACTCTGGAAAGAAAACGCCGGCGCCGTCGTTACCAACATTAACTAATTTAGAATCTTCTACAGTATTTCCTTTGCCTCTACCGATGTAAACAGCATGTCTCATTATATCTTCAAACTTACAAGAGCTAATCTGTGTTTCTCTAGGACCATATTGTTGTCCAACTGTAGTACCGTCAGCAGTTTCGCCTAGAACGAATCCCTGGCGGCAATCTCTTACTACGCATTCAGTAAATTGATTATTTAAAATATCTTGATTAGCATATACAGCAAAGCTAAATCCGAATATATTAATTCTATTAAACACGTTGTCCTGGCAGGTAACAATGCTAGATACAGCATTCATAACTATACCTTTACTGTCAGGATCATATATACCTTGCCAGCTACCTTCTATTACTAGATCTTCGAACACACTGTCTTTAACTGCATCTAGTTGTAGTACAGTTTGATCATTGTCATTACTCTTAAGAGTCATACCTTTGATTATAATGTGTCTTGGCTGTGTATTTGCTGTTGTACTACCTAATGCACTTGGATTGTCAATAACCGAACTATCATTAATAAATTGAATTACAGGACCATTGCCTGTATGAGAAATAATAGTGCTGTTTGGGCCTGCGCCAATTAAACTGGCATAACTTGGAATATATAGTGTTCTTGTAGTTTTGTAAATGCCCGGAGGTAATTCTAAAATCACACGAGCTTTAGCACCATCAGCGTCTTCAACTGATGCTTTTGTTGTTGGGTTGAGAAATAATTGATCTATGGCACGTTGTAATGCATCAGTGTCATCTGTTGTGCTGTTGGCTTCTGTTCCGAAGTCAGCTGTAGTAACTCTCTCATCTAACCGATCTTGTAGATCTCTTGATACAGGGTCGTTTGTTGATGGACCTGTTTGTATGGCAGGATCATTAACTTTATAAATGTAACTTAATAAATTTAGTAGGTTACCCTGAGCAGTTAGGTCACGCTCAGTTAGAATCTTTGTATTACCTACAGCAGGTGCACCTTCAGAAACAGACCCGTTACCAATATAAAGCTCTTGGGTATCTAGAGACCACGCTAGTTCGCCCGAAGCTAACTGCGGAAGTCCTGTTCCTGATAGTGATTTTCCTCTGCGTATTTGAATACGGCTGATTTGCACAACTGCCATAATAATATCCTCTATATAGGATATTTATCAGTTGTTGCGGTAGTATTCCTCTACTCTGTCCCACCAGCGTTTTTCCCAGTAGTCAAAGTCTTTTGATTCAAGTATAAACTCTTGATATTTGGGTTCTTCCACCATAATTAACTGCTCGTTTAATTTAGGGCTAACACACATTAAGACAACACCTTTGCGTATGTTTGTACCATGTACTTCATTGTGTGCTAGGGCATAGGCAGTTAATTGTAGATAATAATCCTCAATCCACTCTTGTTTTTTAGGTTTATTAGTTTGTTTGTAGTCTAGGATACTTTCTTCGTTTAGGTGTAAACCGCATCCATCAGTCGTTCCTGCATACAGCCCCGGAAAATACAAAGGAACTTCTACACCCCATACTTCGTTAACATTTTTAAGGCCTTCACTAATAATGTGCTGTGCCATTTTATGACTTTGTTTACTGTAAGGATTAGTCCCTGGATCGTTTAAGTTTCCTGTAGTAATATAATCTTCTAGAAACTTGTGCATCCTAGTTCCCCTGCCGGCAGCTTCTGTAACGATAGCCTGTGCCTTTTCTTCACCTACTCGTTTCTTCCAGGCCTGAAGAGCCTGTACTTTTTCAATAGGTTTTGTTTTATCTAGGATTGTTGTAACTGACGGAACTTTGCTTCCGTCTGGAGTAGCATAAAGTCTTCGACCTTCTACGCTTTCTCTGCTGATTGGTGTATAATTAAATTTTGAAGTTAAGAGAGTCATGGTGCAAGTATATAGTCACTTGCACCATTTGTCAATATATTATTTGCCTAGTTTAGTGGCACGTTTAGCCATTTTCTCAACTTCACTTTGGCCGGAATCTGTTCCTACTTCTGGTTCTTCTTCTGCCGTCTTTAGTGTAAGTCCTGTGCCGTCAAACTTATCTACCATTTTATGTAAAACCTGTTGTTCAGGTGGTAGTTGATCTTCTTGATCCCAACGAGCGGCAAATGCACGATATGAAACTGGGATGCCCATCTGTTGAAGAGCATCCCAGGTTAGTGATGATGTTGAATTTAAATTATCGCCTGAGCTTTGAGCTGTAAACAATGCCCTAACTAATGGATCGATAGTTTCAGTTACTTTTTTTTTGAAATTGTAGAAGCAAGCATCATGCCTAGCTTACGGCTATAATCAATGCTTTCGCGCTTTTCGCGGCCAACTTCAGCTGCCGGGGCGGCCATTGGCTCTTCTTCAGCACCTAATTCTGGTGGTGCGCCTAAGTCTGCTGTCATTTCGTCGCCTGTTGGTGCGCCCATTGCCATAGGTGCCTCACCGCCTGATACGATAGATAATGCTGATGAAAGGCCTGTACGTGATGTTTCAAGTGCTGTATAAATTGCCTCAAGTGCTGGCTTGACTGATTCTTGCCAACGTTGTGCAACGTCGCTACCTTGTGTTTCTCTTATAGAGTCTACTAATTCTAAAAGCTGTTCTGCCTTCATGGCGGCCACGTCTTCTAGCCACCCTGTGATGCGGTCAACCATATCTTTGGTAGCCATAATGGTTTCAGCTTTATCTTCTTCGCCTTCCATTAGAACCCAGCCGGCAACGGATTCGTTTAGGTCGTAACGTAGTTGTAGTTCGGCCTTTAATTCTTCCTTGTCTGACTCGCCTAGTTCCATACGTGATAAAGCAGTATTGATCCAAGCTGTTGGAACTGACTCACTCATTGCACGTTTGCGAATAGTTGCGAAATAAACATTTTCGCCTTTCTCTTTACCATATTGTTTTTTCATAGATGCCTTCATTCCTGAATCGTCTGTTTTAGCTTTGATATCTTTTTCTTTCTTTTTCTCAGCTGGAGTCATTTCTCTTTCTAGGATCTCTTGATTAATAACATCTAGCATTAGTCTTGTTTTTTGATATGTTGGACTTTCTAGCACAGAATCAAAGCTTTCTGAAAGCTCTAGTTGGCTTATTCGTGTGCGTAGCTTATTACGTGCATCTTCAAGTTGCACATCTGTAAACTGCTCAAAGTTTAGCTTGTAGCCAAACTGTTTAGCTAGACTCTCGTTGAGCTGACTAGCTGTAGGTTGTTTTGAAAATTCTCTAATTTGCATGATTCTGTCCTAGAATTCTTATTACGTATTTATACAAATGACCACTTAAACATCTTAGAAATTTCTTGCTTAAAATGCTGTTCTTTGAATGAGCTAGTTTCAAATCTAGTCAGCAATATCTGATATCTTTCGTAGTCTTTGGTTAATTTCATATTGTATTTAAACACTTGAGAATCAATATGATTTGCCCAGTATTGTGTATCCAAGCGTTTAATTTCTTGTAGTTTTTCTAACTTAATCTCGTTATAGGCTTTTGCTGCCATAAGAGCACAGGTTTTTAAGAAAAACTCTCCTACATGCTGATCATGTTTAAAATTATACACAGACCAGTTGCCGGCTTTGGTCTGTTTAACGATAAAGTCTTCGTAGGATATCGAACCGTTGGGTAAAACTGTAATAGGAAGATTGCGATCTAGCTCTTCCTTAAATTGTTCAGCTAGGGCTCGTACTTTAGAACGATTGATTTTATGTTTTGATTTTTTCATTTGCAACTACAGTAGGATTTTCCATTCCTATCTTAGTTACCAAACTTTTGCGGATCATGGCCTCAACTTTGAATTGCTCGTGTTCGCTTAGAGTAGAGAGCTTAACTGGACGAGTTAGCTTTTTTAATATTTCTGCTTCTTCGTTAGTAGTCCAGATTTCGAAGTTATCAACTAGTTCGCTTATTTTCATAGCCCAGATAGTTTCTTAATTGCTAGTAGTTCTTGATTTTCAAACTTTAGACTTGGATTTGTAGGATGTTGTCCAGGAAGACCAATAAAATCTAAACCTCTACCTACCATATTTGATTTTTGTAGGTATTCGGGACTTAGTCCATCCTTGCCAATCAATCTTGCAATAGTTGTTGGATCTGTAGTTTTCTCCCACTCAACTGGAGAAAGTACTTTTTTGTCTCTAGGTACTTGTCCTGACTGTACCGCTTTGATTCTATATTCTAACTGCTTCTTTTCCCAGGGTTGGGTAGCCTGTTGCATTAATGCAGTCAGCTGAGAAATATAATTTTGTGCTAGTTGATCATTAGGACCTTCTTCCATGTTCTTTTCAGCATTGACTGTAGTACCAGGTGCAATATTATCAGGAGTATTTAAGGTTAAAGTATTATTCTCGCCGGGTTTTAATTGTGATAGTTCGACAGTTTTGGCCTGCCCGTCTGGTCCGGTAATAGTTGCTGTGCCTGCGGCTTGGTTAACCTGGGAAATCTTACCCACCATACCACCTGGTTGTGTTTCGTTGACTTTCTTTTTGTCATCGCCAGGAGCGACAGGACCTTGTGGCTTTATTGGCTCGATGTACTGCTTTGGCTTCTGTGCGTACTTTTTAGCTCTAAAGCCTTTTTTGTGTTCACCTACGATCTGATTAACCTTCATTTTGTTCTCCAATGCTAAGACTAGCACTTTCTAATTTGTCTATATATTTACGCAATTTATCAATCTTACCTCTCGCTCTGAGTAACTTAAAAGCTAGATTTTCAACAGAATGTTCGCCGCCTTGTTCTAGGCCTGCTTGGCGGAGTCGTCTTATATTAGCCATAGTTTCTTTGGCTGTGGTTAGATCATCAGATTTTAATGCTTGATTGATGCGTGAAGCATAGTTTCGAGCTTTGCTTTTTACTTCTTGTGCTGTAGCACGAGGTGCTCCCGGTTTTGGTTCACTGAGCCAGCTGTTATTTAAAACACTATAGATTCCAGCCGAGTAGTGTCGTTGTTCGTGGTCTTGTACATAAAGTTCTACATCGATATCTTTGATTTTAATAGAGTATCGACTGTTGTAGACATTCTTTTTAGCATCGTAGAGTTCTACCTTTTCCGGTGAGTCTACTACTGCTACTAGGTGCAGATCTAGATCACTGCTGTCGTTATAACCATAGCTGGCATTTGAGCCACTAATAGTTATGTCTTTAAGATCTAGTTTTTCTACGTTGAGATATTCTGCGAAGTGTCGAGCTATTTTTAGTAGTTGTAGTCTAACTTCGGGTATGAGTTTATTGTTGTCCCAGAGTTTAGGATTTAACTCGGGATGATAGGTAATAGGAGCAACTGATAGTTCTTGAAAGTTCATTCATTATTTAAAGAATTGTGCTACGCTATCCCAATGACTTGACATCCAACCAAGCACGGCCATGCCGCCTAGTATCATGTAAGTCCATTTCATCTTAAACCCTTCTAGGTCTTTGATCTTTCCAGCAAGTTGGGCGTGTTGTTCGCAACTGGCATCATACATGGTCTTTAGTTGTGCTTTGATATCGTCATGGCCAGCTTTGATGTCCACCTGCAGATGGTCAATTTTTTCATCTAAGTTAGCTACTTTCGTTTCGACTATACCAAGTCGTTCTGCTGTTGTCGCCATCGTGGCATTCTCCGTTATTAAGTCAGGGCTCTTATGAGCATGTGCCTAATCAAAAATGCCTTGTAGTTGCCTTATGATATATTTATTAAAGTTGTTTAAAAATAATGTTGCGGGCATCGCCATCTGTTACAAAAACAGCATAGTTTTGCTCCATAGATTCGTCTAATCCACTAATATAAGGTACACCCTCAAAGTCATTTATTAAAAATGAAACAGGATTATTCAAATCTCCGAATAGGTAATCTTTTTCTACTTCAAATTCAAAAACCCAAACTTTTATTATTTTACTAGTTTTAAATCCAACTACGTTACCTGCTACTGTTATTACTTCAGGTTTTTTAGAAAAAGATACATTTGCCCTCATACCTAAAGTTTGAAGAACTGTTTGGAAGTTTTGTTCCTTCCATCGATCTGTTTCTTGTAATGTCTGTACCGTAGTCGCCTGAGCTAGTACCGATAGTACCTGTTCCTTGAACTGCTAGGTAAACTGGATCTGTACCGATAGTTCCTGCGATACCTGCAACTGTGAATGCATCGTTTGTTGAACCAACGTCTGTTCCAACTGTTAGTGCTTTGATAACTGCAACTAATTCAGCTTCTGTTGCGTTGCCTGTTCCTTTGTTTACGCTAACAATGCGTGTACGTGGGCCTAGGCCGTTTACTGTTGATAATTGCTCGTAATTAGCAATGACTGTTCCTGATAATGCTGGCATAATAATTTCTCCTCTTTAGCATTAAACCTACCACTCCGTAGGCTTTTGTATATGTATTTATTATTTGGACTAGAAATCTAGCTTAAAGGGCCAGTTTTTGGCGAATAGATTTGAACCAATCTACTGTGCCTTCTTTTACGGCTACACCCTTTTTAGCCATATCGTCACGGAACTGTGCTAGGCGAGGGCTGTCTATGCCCCCAACAGCATCTATAATGCTTTCAGCACTGCCTAGATCGTCTGCTGTAGCTTTAGGACCTAGCACAATGCGAGCAAGCTCGTCAACATCTTGTGTTACGATTTCTCCAGTAGCACGATTTTTTAGGCTACCGCCAAACCCGTCATACTGGAATGTCTTAGGAGGGTGTCCTGGAATACTGTTAACTAGACTAGATACTGCTAACTGTTGATCAACACCTTTGTACGGACTGTCTTTGCGACTGTAATCATGCTCATGATGACGTCCGATAGCATGGGCATTTTTCATAGTCATTAGATCTATTTGAAAGTATGCAGGTAGGCCTTCTATTTCTTTGCCCACAGGCAAGCCTATGTGTACATTTTTACCAATCTGTGTAGTTGGAAACTGCTGGCTCATTGCTTTAGCCAGGGCAACACGTACTTCTTTGTCGTCTGCTTCCGGTGCTAGGCCAAGTTTGCCTTTGATTGCATCTGTGTCAATAAACACGTCAACATCACCGGAATCAATTTTAGTAGTTCCTTTCTTGGCAAAACGATGTTCTGGGTCAAATGATCCGGCGCCACCACTACGCCAAAAACCTGGATCACCTAGGTCTGCTAGAATAGGCTGTAGTTGCTTTTTGATCTGTAAAAACTGTTCTTTGCTTAGGCGGACTAATACACCCTTTTCTGGGTTATTGTCTAGCGCATCTATTCCTAGCTTTTTAAGAGCATTACCACTCATTCTTTAGATTCCTGAATACGTTTAACACCACGCTTAAATTTCGCAGGATCACCTGATTTAATGCTATTGATAAATCTACGCTCAAGTTCTGCGGCTGTTTCGATATCGTAATGTTCTCTAATCAGTGAGATTAGATTGATAGCACTTTGTATGATGTTACTGCCCCGGCTTTCTACTACGAGATCAGTATCTCTACTAATCCCTAAATCCGAAAGCTCCTGCAGAATCGATCTAGTTGATTTTCTCATATTTGTGTCTTCCAACATTATTTATTGTATATTACAATATCTTTTTGGTAAAATCAAGCCGTTAGAACAGGTCAATAAATGTGCAGTTGCACACGACTCAGTATAAATACTGATACACACAAGGAGAGAGTAATGTTTAAAAAAGTTCTATCATCAGTATGGGATTTTTTCTGTGCAGTTGGGGAAGCTCGATATGCCGCAGAATTAGCCCGCAATGGCAAATGGCGTGAAGCCCAGGAATATTGCCAGAAGTAATATGTTTTGCGAATTCCAAGAAGTACCGTATCACCAGTGGGGGCCGTGGCGTAATCAATGGGGTTACATAACCACGGTAGCCCAGTTTGCTGAAGATGATATCCTGCTTAAATCTATCACCCCTTATAAAACAAAGATCGTTAAAAGATATAGCGACTGGGAAGATTGTCAGCGTGGGATAGAATTAATTGAACAGGATAGGAGATTCTAATGACACAGTTACACTGGCAACCAATGACCGACGAAGATGTCGAATGGGTAAATAATCCAGGGAAAAAATCATGTTGACTCTTGATTTCTTTCCTGCAGGTATATATAATAATAACACATACACACAAGGAGGAGTTATGTTTTCACCACACTTTTATATTGAATCTTTTCAGAACACTAAAAAGATTGTTACTGATCAGATCTTCAAAGATCCCGCCCTAAACAAAGCGGCACATGCATATATCGATGCACAAACCCAATTCGCCAAGATGGCTGTTAACAACACCATTGACATGGCTAAATATTCTGTGGAAACAGTCAGCAAGTATCTGTTTCCTAAGAAGGAAGGTACCGCCTAAAGGTACAGACATACACACACAAGGAGATTATTATGTCAACAGTATTAAATGGACTACCAGAAGTGAAACTACCAGAAGTTAAATTTAACAAGAACGGCTACGAAATCCGTACAGACATCCTAGCAATGGCCAAGGACCTAGTTGAAAGCGAATATCGCGTTGCTTTCCAAGGTTGGGAAATGTCAGCACAGCGTGACGAGAAGACTGGTCAGATCGTTACTACAGTGGCTATGCCACAATTTCCAGGACTTGATAAAGTTCTAGAAACAGCTGAAAAGATGTATGGTTTTGTTAACGCTGGTGCTAGCAAGAAGTAATTATATCGGCTAAATGCCTTATAGTCACGCATAGCGTTTATTATATATTAGGACGGGCACTACGGTGCTCGTTCTCTTATGTGAGCTTAGGGAATTTGGCCTTTACCCTTGTGCTAGTGGAAACAAGGAAAACACTAGCATTCAGCATCCTTCCATACCTTGTTGATCTAAGCTCAATAGTATTTAAACTATCGACTCTCGATCAAACAGGTTAGGGTGCTTTTTACCCCAATTACGCATAATCACTGCGGCTTCGGCATTGGCTTCGTTTTCTTGTGGGCTACCGGTAGCACCAGGATCGTCGCCATCAAGTTCTCGATTTAGATCTTGTTTGTAGTGGACAAGCTCGTGTGCCAGTGTACGACAGACATCCATGATGTGTCTGTTAACTACAGTAATACGAATATGTTCGTTACCGTAGCCTCCGAAACTAGAATGTTCAACACTACCTTTAGCATCAAACTTAAATTCAAACTTAGGAAGGCTGTCAAGTTCTAAGTGTTCTGCGGCAAATCGAACAAATTCAAGCAAGGTGCTGTAAGTATCTTTACGACTCATTCCTTCGGTTAGTAGCTCTTTGATTTTCATTACTTCTTCCTACCTTGGCAATGAGCACGTTGGCTAAATCCTTTTGGATTGTTACAGTTGATAGAACGCTTGTATTTGTCGCTCCACTCTTCACCAATATTTTTATCTATACCTCTGCTACCTGTACCACCCTTACGACGTTTGGCAGCTAGTTCTTCAATGCCGTGGCGAATCTGTTCTAAGTTCTGCTCTAGACCCATAAACAGACCGCCCTTGGCATCACGCACAATACTCTGCCACACTAGTAAATCGTTTGACTCTGCACGTTCTGCTAGATCTTTTAATTGAGCACGGGCCTGCATGATGCGCCCTTTTAAGCTCATTGGATTAGCTTTTTCGTGGCCGTAGATTACGGGATCGTTAGGATCACCGGTCATATCTATTGGAGTTTCTAGCAGTTGATGTATCTTCATAATAATACTTATCTTTTAGTAGATTTCGCGCCACTGTAGACCTGCACCTACGTTAGTGCTCTGAGCGCCAATATTAGTTGCTACAATCAAATAAATTTCGCTATCAGTACTGTCATAGTTTTGTACGATATAATTCTTTTTAGCTTCGCTAGGTAAGTTAGATGCTGGCGCACCACCTGCTTTTTGACTACCCTGTGTGCTGGCTCCTACCCAACCGTTGTCTAGCTCGTCACCGTCAGTCCAAGTAGTAGCATCTACATTATATTGTACACCGCTGTCATCATCTACATCTGTCCAAGTAGTGTCGTTAAGAAAAGTACTATTGGGTAGTTTTAACAAGCGCCATTTAATACTGTCGCCATCACTGAACATCTTAAGATTGCCCATACGCACAATCATACGATTGGCATAGGTTCTAAATGCAGTTTTTAATCTAATGGCTATGATAGGCGATGTAGCACCTGCGGCAATGGTTTTTAGAGCGGGACTGGTTACAGCCCAATCAATACCTGCTTCCACATAGCCACCTTCGCTGGCCACAGTACTACAGATCTGATCAAAGTAGGCACCTGTGGTTGCGCCTGTGTTTACAATTTCACAGCGTACAGGCAAGTTAGGTGTACTCATATACACAGTAGACAAATTATTAGAGTGATGGAATATGTGACAGGGTATGAATGAACCTTCGTGTACAAATCCCACAGTAACCGAACCTACCCCTAACCATTGAAACTCTATAAATGACAGTTGTGTTTTAGTAATATCTAAGCTAAATTGGCTTCCGCCTTGTCCGTTACAACTATCAATGTTCCATTCGCTTTGTGTCTTACGAACTTCTTGTGGCGCTCCAGTTATATAACTGCGTATGACCCAACTCAGTGTACCATCGCCCGCCTGTTCAAAGTAGATGCCATTGTTGTCATCGTAGTAACCTGTGCGTTTGGTTACATTAGGTGTTGCCGCATAGAAATTAAAACTGCTGAGTATCTGCTGACTCTTGCCAGGCATATAATGATGATAGAATTTGGTCTGATGCACTACACGGCTGCTAGGATCGTTTGAGGTTGTTAGTCTAGCACAGGCTTTGTTAGGTTGAAATGCCACAGTACCGCCATTGACTAGGTAATCTACAAAGTTTGGATCTAATCCATATAAATGCTTATAGTCGCCTAAGGTAAACGGACTAGACATACGAATACGGCCAAACGCATCTGTCTGTCCTACCTTAAGTGTGGTACGAAGCACAGGTTGCCCTAGAGCATTGTACTCCATGGTATTATGTAGGTCTAGTAGATTAGACTCATGCGGATGCTGATAGTTAGTTGAATTAGGTTGTTGAACGCCCATGGATTACAAGCCCCATTTATTGCTGAGATAGTTTTCCACGTTAGAAATTTCAGTAGAATTTAACGCATGGGTAAAAATTAAGAACTCGCCTATATCACCTGTATAGTAGTTGGCACCATTATTGTTACCAATATATAAAGTAGTATTACTTGCACTGAGAGTATCACCTACTGTTCCGGCAAATGTAAGTGTAATATCAGTTTTATCGTATCGGTACTTTAAACTTGCGGCATTGGTAGTTTGTGTACCGTCATAGGCAAAAGTATGTATATGGAATGCTGTGCCATCATTGACTACTGTACTAGTTCCTACGCCGCCAGCAGCCTTGGCTACAAACTTTCCTGCCGTAGTATCATAAATCAATCCGGTAGCACCACTATTGGTTACAAATATATTTGGGCTTCCTGTTGTTGCTGTCATCTTCATCACTACAAAAACTGTCAGGGCAGGAGCACTGGCTAACGAAGAATACGGATTGATACTTAAACCATCGTTACCGTCAAAACGAACAACACTTAGAGTATTCTGTTCACTGGTCTGGTAACTGGCTCTAGTAGTAGCACCGCCAATTGGGTTAGCGTTGTGGGCGAAACCAGACTTGTCTGTCCATTGCGTGAACGTCTGGCCGTCACTAGGGTTGCTTGGAACGAATTGTACTCCATCACTGCCATCATACCAAGATTCAAGCTGAACAAAAGTTTCTGTAGGAACTGCTTCTTCAATTGTAGCAGGTGCCGACAATGATGCAATTCCTACCCAGGGCCTAGCTGGTAGTAAAGGGTCTGCATCTGCTGTGGTTCCGTAGGCTAAACTCAGTGCGTCTAAATCATAAACATTATTAGTTCTATAATAAGGTTTAGATGAATCTACTGATCCAGAAATAGTTCCATCATCAGCAACTATTTTACCTTGACGTTTTGCCTGTGCAATATCTAATTTAGCCACCTGTCTTGCGGCTTTGTTAGCAACAGGATCAGATCCGTCGCCTGAAATTAAATGAGCAATACCGTTAGCTGACATTATTCATTCTCCGGATTATGTTGGTGCCCAGGATAAGCACTTGGATGCTGTACACGAATATCGCTAGGATGTTTAGGTTCTTGCCAACCACCGCCAGCATCTTTAGTTACTGCGTCTATATCTGCATATTCTTCCTTAGGTGCATTTGAAAAAACGCTAGCAGAGCCGTCTGTATCGTCTTTGCTGACTAGATCTACTATCTGTTTAAATTTGCGAATAGTATCCGGATTCTCTTCTTGCGGCTCTGCTACAGCAACTACCTGTATTTCTGGTTCTGCTGTTTTCTGGCCGTCAATTAAGTCTAAAATACTGCGTATGATTTCTTGGGCTCTCATGATTGTTTCCTGTATCCTATATTTAGTGTTAAATAGCGTACTATGATAAACAAAGAACCTTTCAAAAAACTACTACAAGATCTAAAAGATTCAGGAAAATATCGTGTTTTTAACGATATTGTACGAGAAGCTGGTAAATTTCCTACAGCTATTTGGTATGGACCCTATGCTATTAAAAATATAGTTAACTGGTGCTCGAATGATTATCTAGGCATGGGACAGCACAAAGTTGTTATTGATGCTATGCACACAGCATTAGATCATACTGGGACAGGATCAGGCGGAACTCGTAACATCGGAGGAACTAGTCATTATCATGTAGCTTTGGAACATGAACTAGCAACATTACATAAGAAAGAACGTGCCTTGCTGTTCAGTAGTGCTTACGTTGCAAATGAATGGACACTGATCGCATTGAGCAAGATCGTACCCAATATTGAGTTTATCAGCGATAGTAAGAATCATAATAGTTTGATAGTCGGAATACAACATAGTAAAGCTAAGAAAGTAGTCTTTAAACATAACGACTTAGAAGATCTAGAACAAAAACTTAAAATTAGTTTTGCACAAGGCAATACTCCTTGCATAGTATTTGAAAGTGTTTATAGCATGGATGGAGATGTTAGTCCTATCAAAGAAATATGTCGCCTAGCTAAAAAATACAAAGCAATCACTTATATCGACGAAGTACACGCAGTAGGACTCTACGGAAATCGCGGAGGAGGCAAAGTAGAAGAATTAGGCCTAGAAGATCAAATTGATATTATCAACGGAACATTGGGTAAAGCATTTGGTGTTCAGGGCGGATACATCGCAGCCGATAGTGATATCGTTGATGCTATCCGTTCAGTGGCTGCTGGCTTCATCTTTACAACATCGATGAGTCCTGTAAGTTGTGCCGGTGCTCTGGCCGCAATCAAGTGGTTGAAGGAGCATAACGAAATACGCGAAAAGCACCAAGAACGTGCTCGTAAATTAAAGTATCGATTGAACAAAGCAGGTATTACAGTTATGGAGTGTTCAACTACACACATTGTTCCTGTACTAGTAGGTGAGGCTAAGAAATGTAAAAAGATCAGTGATTACCTATTAGCTGAACACGGTATCTATGTACAGCCAATTAATTACCCAACTGTCGATGTAGGCACAGAACGACTACGCTTTGCTCCTACACCATACCATGATGACGGTATGATCGAAGATCTAGTTGATGCTCTTAAACAAGCATTTGAGCAATTTGAGTAACACCAAAAACTAGCATAGAGCGAGCTTCGGCATTAGTTGCTTCTTCGTTTAACTTATCTGTATTAACCAAATCTTGTAACAAAGCACGAGCTTCGTCTGCTGATATTTCACCGTTGCGGTTAGCTTCGGCAATCTGTAGTGCCATCTGGGCACGAGTCTCAGCCCAAGGTAAACCACATCCTGCTAGTTGTAATAGACTATCTGACATTTAGAATCTCCCCTGTACTGTATGAGCAATCATATCAGCCTGTTGAATTAATATCTTCTTTTTGATTTCGCAATAGGTAGGACTTACTGGACCTTTGGCTGTACGATCTACCATTTCTTTTACAGAGTCCTGCATCTTGCCTACAGGTACAATTACGTCGCGTGTTGGTTTGCTCTTTGCGTAGATTTCAAACCATTCGATCTTTTGTGCTAGGTCTCTTGACTGTTGTGCAATATCGCCTTTGCAGTCAAAGTTACGAGTTGTCTGTTGTATTGTTGTAATGCTATGGCTTTGGTTGGCATCCCATTTAACCGGGATCCATTGTTGAATTGTTGAACAACCGGTTAGCCCAACAAATGCTAATGCTAGTATTATATTTTTCATGACTATCCTTATGTAATAGGGCCGCCTTCGATCCAGGCATCACATGTCCGTTTAGCGGCACATTTAAATTTTAAAAACTTACAGTAGCCTAACTGCCCTGCATCTACTGTATCGTGTGGATTTGAACCGGGCTCACTGCCTATACCTGTTGCTATACAATCCTGCATTTTTTCTGATATATCAAATGCTCCGCAGTTACCACAACGATTATTTTTAACTGATTCTATATCTTTAGTGTTCCACTTATCTGCTAGTTTTTGCCAATATTCATCATTTGGCTCGTTAGGATTTAGTGGGCCGTAATGATACTCGTTTATAGCCTTTTGTCTATTCTTTAGATTAAGATCGATATCTTGGGTAGCTGGTGGACACCCCTTCTCTAGTGCCTCAACGACATTGATATAATTTCTCATTTCTTTTTTGCCCTTCCGGCTTTCATGTTAGCTAACCAATGTGCTAGTTGTCCTTTACGTCCACCCTGCTTGGCAGTCTTACGTAGACTACTAATGCTAGCTTTAGTATTGATACCATGGCGTTTAGCATCTCCTTTGTCTTGTGGATTGCGTCCATCTGCAAAGTTTTCATCTATGTCGTGTGTTGTTAGTCCTAGATCTTTTAGATACTTTAAGTATTCGTGTTCTAGTGGTTCACTGCCAAAAGCCATTACAGTCTGTGGAGGTCCTTTACCAAAATCATGTTTTCCTAGACCATCGAGATCGCTAATGTGCTGTCCTAACTTATACCAATCATATACATCGCTAACGTCGATCTTTACAGTACCTTTAGGCCAAGGTATTAAATCACCCTCTTCTATACTTTCGCCACCTCCGTCTCCACCACCGCCATCTCCGCTGTAGCCTGAGTCATACCCGTACCAACCATATGGGCCTGGGCCGTATGCTCCGAAACGATACTTAGTCTTTTTCTTACGCCGTTTAGCTTCTTCGATATTCTGTGTTACACCACCAGGGCCAACATAGATAGCACGGAAATCTACTTGAGGATATTCTTTTTGTAGTTCCTTAAATACACGCAGATTGCTCATGCTATCATCATACAAGCGAACATGTCCATATTGTTTAGTGTCGAGGTATTTACGAACCCATACCGCTTTCTTGTAAGCTGGAGATTCATCTCCAGGTAAGTTACCTGCACGATGCACGTGAACACGGCTCATGTTTATGCCTAAATCTTTAAATGTCTGCAGAAACTCTTCTTTGTTGTCAAAGTCTGCACGGGCTGTCAGCATGATAACTTTGGCATTACCTGCATGATTAAGAATTGTTTTAAGTTTTCTAATCATCGGAACGATCGGCTTGCTTTCTTGGCGGAACTTTTCTGCATCTCTAAATTCGCCAAAGTCAAACTTTTCACCCGGTTGTAGTTGGTAGTTATTAAACTCTTGGTTAGTTAAATCACGTATGACCTGCCCTTGTGCATTTAAAACTTTAATCTTTGCTGTCGTGTGAAGTAATGTATCATCTATATCAAAGATGATTAGATCTCGATTACCGGGAGTAAATTCATTCGCTCTCATAAGGTATTCCACCTAAGCCGCAACCAAAGCGGGCTATTGCCTCATACAGGGCTGTAAGGATTTCTTGGAAGGTCATAGCCGTCGTCCTCTGGATAAACTGGATAATCGTTTGGGTTCATTAGTTACACCAACTTTGTTTTGCATCACCATAGTATTCACGAGCAAAGCCGTTAGCAATTAAAGCTGAACGTAGGCTCTGTCCGTTGACTAAAATGTCCCCGAGAACACGACCACCAAATTTGTCCCATCCGTAGAGTGTAGCTTGAAATTTACCACCGCTGGCTGCGGCTTGGGCGATTGCATTTTTAGTAAAAGCAGATGCGGCTTCTCCTCGCTGTGCTTCGCTAGGGCATTGTGCTCTGTGTCCTTTTTCTGGAGTGTCAACTCCGTAAACTCTGACAGCAAGTTCTGGCTTAAGAGGTGCTGGTAAAAAGGGGGCGGCGATCACAACTGTATCGCCATCGCTCACTCGTAGAATTTGTGCGTCATATGTAACACCTTTGGGTGCTTTTTGTGCTAGGGCTAGTGTTGGAACTAGTAATAATAAAGCCAGTAACTTTTTCATAGAATACTCCGTAATATTTACAGAGTATTTATTAGATATAATTGTTGAACCAACCTACTTTACGTCCTTCTGCGATACGACGATCGTGTTCTTCTACACTACTAGGATAACGCCAAGCCCATACTGCAACACAGGCCATAAAGACTGCTGTACTGATTATACCAATAGGCTTTACTCCGCCTGTGTACATAAGCACAAGACTTAAACTCATCATGGCCAGCATGAAATATTTCATTTTCTGGGGGAATACACGCTTTTCATTCCAGTTGGTTAGGAACGGCCCAAATAGTTTATGATTGTACAGCCAGGCATGCATCTTGGGTGAGCCTTTGGCAAAACAATAGGCGGCAAAAACCACAAAGGGACTGTAGGGTATGCCGGGTGTTACCACGCCGACATACGCCATACCTAGGCTACAAAAGCCTAGTATCTTCCAAAACCACTTTTTTAAATGAACTGTAACCATTCGTCAAACCTCACGTTGAAGCCTTGCTTCTTACGCTTATTTACAAGTTCAAAGTAGTCTGGCTTGTAAGGTTTGATTTTAGGCTTGTGGGTGTGGGTCTTGTCTGCCTTATCAGCATTACATGGGCCACATGCAGTCACACAGTTTTCCCAGACGGTTTTACCACCCTTTGAAATAGGGTGTACATGGTCTAGGGTAGATTCTTTACGTTCTACTCCTGTACCGCAGTATTGGCAAGTTCCTTCGTCGCGTAGGTACACATTGCCGCGACTGAAGCGGACAGCATTTTTTGGCTTCATGTAGTCTCTAAGCATGATAACGCTAGGAACAGGTGTTTCCCAACGTGCAGATCTCACGATCCAATTGTCATGCCAAGACAGTACATCGGCCTTATCAAGGACCATGTATTTGATGGCTTCTTGCCAATCAATAGTGCTCAACGGTAGGTAGCTGACTGGTAATCCGTCAGCATTCAGAACTAGGGTGTCTGACATTTTACTTCCTTCTTAGTTGTGTTACAGACCCAACCGAACGAGCTTAAATTATAAGCTCATATTGTACTTATGTCAACTCTTTTATGCTAGTATTTTTTGGGCGAATTCTAATCCGGAACGGTCAAGGGCGTTGCACCATTGATCCTTATTGTCCGATCCGAAAACCAATTCTTCGTCTGCACTAGCCAAGCACCAACTAGTTTCTTTATTCCAGGGCGGATCACCTTTGATTTCGCCTGCCAGTTGCCCATGCGCCCAACCACACATACCGAGAAACATACGCCAACGTTCGGGCTCATCTCCGTTAGCAATTCTAGGTAATATATCATCAGCAGAGCTTATGCTGAAGTGATCGTTAACACGCATGGTATTTTTACATTCCCAATCGCTGGTGTGTAATAGGCTTAGACTTTTTACGTTAACCGGGCCACCTAGATAAATGAATCCCGGACGATCTAGTGGAAATCCTAATTGGTCTCCAAACTCTTTTACGCTCATCTGGCTACGTTTGTTTAGTACTAAACCGACACTACCATGATTATGGTTTTCAGTAATCATAACTACTGTCTTGTACCAGAAGCTGCCTTTGACCGCAGGCGGCGCGATGATAAGATTTCCAACTAATGTGTTCATGCAATATTTACATTTATGCGCGAGCTTGGATCGCTCTTCTGACATCGCCTGCTGTGAGTATTCCATCCTTGGTAACATCTAACCCGTCGTTCCAGTCGTAGACTGCACTTCCTCTTTTAGCAATGACGTAACTGTTAGGTTTTCCTACACCTGCAGGCCAGAACACTGAAAGATAAAGATCGCCTAACTTCATTCCTGGTTGTACACCTCGCATGACAAAATACTTGTAGACATAATCTAGCTGTTCAACTGCTGACATTTTCTTTAGTTCATCAACTGTTGTCCCAAGAGATCGTGCTGTGTCTGGCATAAACTGAATTAATCCAGTAGCCTTAGACTTTTTGTTTTGTATTGTATGATCAAGGCCAGATTCTAACCTCATGATAGCAATTAGATCTGATTTAGCTACTCCTAACTTATCGGCAATCTTTTGTAGTTTGTTATTAAAGTCTGGATCCTGTATTGTTGTAGTGTCAATCTTACGTTTCTCAAACGATCCTCTAGCTGGTTTAACTTCTGCATCTGTACTCTTAGTTAGGCCTTTGAATAGCTCAGGTTTAGATTTGATTATTGCATTTAACTTCGCGACAGTTTCTGGTCCTGGATCTCCGTCAACACTAAGTCCATTGTCTCGTTGGAACAGCATTACTGCCGCAGATGTTTCTCTTCCTCTAATACCGTCGACGCCGTGTGTTGGTAACTTATAGCCTAGAGCCAATAATGCTTTTTGTACGTCTGCTACTGCTGGCTCTCGTCGAGTCTTAGGAACATCAATTATAAACGATCCAGGTGTGGTGGGCTGTACAGGCTTACCGCTTTGATCCGGCTTTGCTGGTGTTGTGCTAGCGGACCTACCTGCTAATGATATAGCTTCTTGGGCCGCGGATTTGTAAGCCCCTGGAGTGCCATGTATTCCATCTGAAGAAAGACCTTTGCCATCTAGGTCAACAACAGGAACACCTACAGCAGATTTAATTGCCTGTCTAACTTCTTCTTGGTAATCACCTGAATAATACTTGGCCAATCCTGGAGCTCTCGCCTGGCCGTTTGGAAATAAAATAAACACTACAGTATGTCCTGCAGCCTTGGCAGCATCAACTACTCGTCTTACGTTGCTGGCAATCGTAGCTGGGGGTACTAAGGGTCTTTTACCTTTAGAATCCATATGTGCTCTTGCACTGTTAGCAGTATCGTTGGCACCTTGGCTAATTAAAACTATTTGATTTTTTGGAATAGTTTCAATACCTACTGGGCCACCGTTCTTTGTATGGCGCCCATTAAAATTATTTTGGTGTGTCGATGGAACTCCACCGTTGGCTCTATTAATAACACCTTTCTGATAGGCCAATCCTTCAGCATGACTATCGCCCACTGAATAGACTTTTCTTTCTTCTTCAAATAGTTTAAATTCTGCGTATCTCATATTATTCTGCTATTGGGTTAACTTGTTGACCGCTTGCATATTTTTCCCAATGCAAGTGAGGGCCTGAACTAAAACCAGTGCTGCCAACTGCACCTACTGTTTGTCCTTTTTTCACTTCATCACCTTGTCTTACTGATATCTTTGATAGATGCATAAATCTATGTTTCACGCCGCTGGCTGTAATTAGTTCGACTAGATTGCCTGCTGAGCCTGCCATACCAGCAAATTGTATCTTGCCATCATCAGGTGCGATAACTGGAGTTCCTGTAGGTGCTCCGATATCAACACCCGGGTGTTTAACTTTATTTCCTTTAGGGCCAGTTACAGTTCTACCATAGTGTCCTGTGATCGTGCCCTTGGTTGGCATGATTTCACCTGAGGAAGTTGTTGGAGATCTAGGTTGTGTGTTTGTTCTGGGAGCAGGTGCTGAGCCTGGCGACTGTCCGCTTAGATATTTGTCTACAGCGGCCTTAGTGTAAGGTCCCATTATTCCGTCATCTTTAGTAGGACCTAGATCATAACCTTTGGATATCAAATATCGTTGCATTTGTTTCACGATTGGACTAAAAACACCTTCGAGTAATTTAAATTCTGAGTAACGCATCGTTAACTCCAATCGGGCAAAGGCCCGCCGTACTTGTGGCCTTTGATCTTATGTCCGCCTACCTTAACACGGCTCTTGGGACTTTTACCAAGTTTATGACTCTTTTCGCCATCACGAGCACGTAGACCTTGACTCTTACAGCTGGACAGTTGGCTAGCACCTAATTCGTCGTCGGGCTTAGAACTTAGGCATAGTTTACGACTAGCCTTTCCTGCTTCGTCTACATCAACTGATTTGTATTGAGGCACTGGTTCGTGCCCGCGGCTAGGACGGCTACCAGATCTTGCTGGGCGTTTAGGGTTTATACCTATAGGGTCTTCGACTATAAATTCTTTTGCTCGCATAGTTATGTATTTATTGTTCTTACTGTGCTAAGAACTCAAATACATTTAGCCATTTACGTTTGCCTATAGTTGCTTTAAGATTAGTTAAATCTGCCTTAGTTGTGTGTCTAAAGCGGGTTTTTTCGATATCAGGCATGGGTACAAATTCTAAAGGTACACCTTCTTGCTCTGCTATCTCTTCAGCAATATCTAAGAAACTGTGGGTAAGCCCGCTACCAACATTCCAAATTCCGGACCCATTAACTTGTTTAATGAAGTCAATGTGTAGACGACAAACATCACCAACCCAAGTCCAATCACGACGAACATGTTCAGCGTTCTCCCATACTGTTATTTTACCCTCGTTGCGAGCCTGTGTACGCCACTTATGTATTGCGTTTGCCCTACGTCCTCTAAGATGCATCCATTTTCCGTAAACATTAAAATAACGGAAACCCTGCACCATTACAGTAAGCCTTTGTTGAAACACCCAACGATCAAATAGATACTTGCTCCAAGCATAAGGAGTCTGTGGATGACAGGCAGAGTGTTCGCTAAAGTCTTTAGTATCGCCGTATACTGAACTCGAACTAGCATATTGTAGATGTGTACCATGTTTGTTGCACTCGTTGAACAACCATTGACTAAACTCGTAGTTCTGTTTCATGACTAGATCTACATCTGTACAGGTCATGTCGGCAATAGCACCTAGGTGTATAACCCAATCGTAGTGTTCTACTTCGGGTAAATTTATAGGGTCCCATTCCCAACCATCAACTTGCCAGCCTTCTTCTTGGTGGCACCAAGCCAGCATATTGCGGCCAATAAAACCCTCATGGCCGGTTATTAGTATCTTCATACTGCTATTTAATTCGTAGGTAGCTCTTGTAAAAAATTATAATTTTCTACAATTAATTTTAATTTGAAATGTCTTTCTTTAATAAGATCTTCTACATATTTCTTAAGAGTCTTCATTGAAACATCTTCATTCAGCCACTCTGTTTTCCAGTCTTCTATTTGCCAGATGTTATCAATATACTGTGTTTTGATTGTACGTTCAATGGCTTTGGCGTGAGCTCTAAGTCCACCGTACAGATGCATATTAACAATACCGCCCGCATGTGAGCAGTATTGTTTATTACGTTCTTTAGGATCCTGTGCAATGCCAAAGCCTGCACGGCCTCCTAACGATTCGATCAAATAGAAGTAATACATTAGTCAGCCATGTCTAGCAAGTCTTGATCAAAGAATTCGATCAAACCATCAAACTGATCTAACAGGGTTGGAGCAATCTTTTCCTTGCCGCCGAAATGTTGATACAGCTGAACAAGGGCGCAAGCATAAGCGTCATCGTCCCAGTTGGCTTGATAGCCGTAACGCTTTGTAGTCCAACGACGATGTGCCTCTGTTACACTCTCTTGGAACTGTGACAGATTACCAAACAGGTTCTGCACTAGAGCCGCAAGCTCTTCTAGGAACTTAGGTGTGAGTTTAATCTTTGCACTGTCAGACTGACGAATTAAATCACGGAAGGCAAAAAACAAACTAACGTGAACATTTTCATAATGGAAGTATTTGTCATGCCATCCACAGGCAACACTAATTTCTTCTGTATTAAGAGTCTTAAATGTTGCGATGTTAGTAAAGGTGCCTGGATACTTGCTTAGGTCACTGTCTACTTCAACAGGGAAGCAATTATGCTTTTCTGCTGTAGCAACTTTCTTTTCAAGTTCAACATCGTCCTTATCACTCTTATCCTTGTCAATACGAATAGCAAAAACGCCATTACGGAGATCTTGATAAGCACTCTGTTTCTTTTTACCTTTGCCGTTAAGGATACCAAACGCCTTACGAGCATAAGCAAGGTTGTCCGTTTCTATATACATAAACGGATATTTAAATGTGCGCCAGTTAGTGTGTCCAGGGACTAGTCCTGCATCAATTAAGGCCGCAACGGTACTGACAGAATGTTGTGCGTCAATACTGATGAATTTGCCTTTGCTTGTTTTGATACAGATAACTGGCTGTAGTAGGGCAGGGTCAAAGACATCAGGATTAGCGATCGTTTTAGCACAATGCTTCTCGTCTAACTCGCGCTGAATATCCTCTTCGATATCTAGCACAACTAATTCTTCATTAGTGATTTTTGGAAAACGAGTCATGTCAAAAGTTTTATTTTGGGCCAGCCATGCCTTGATGGTCTTTTTCCAAACTGCACTCTTGTTTAGTTTATCAACTCGATCCTGTAGGTTAACAACCTTAGCAGATCCACGTTTGAGTGGATTGATTTTAACCATCGGATTTGGTTTACGAACTACATCTTCGTATTTGAGTTTAAATGCCATTGTGTGCCTTTCTGTGTTTATGTGCCTTTATTATATTCTCGTTTATGCAAACTGTCAAAAACTATTCCGATTATAGACAACTGGCATCTCACAAACATACTGCCTATTAACAGTATGTTTAATAAGATTACAGTCTCCGCCTGTGACTGCAGAACCTGCATGGTCACCTATGCCTTTACCCGTTACGGCGTATGAACCTATACTAGCCGCAGTATAAACAGCACAACCGTTTAACGAGATTCCGGCAATGGCGAGAATCGCGATAAGAAGGCTTCTTGTCTGCATGAGTATTCTTGTAGAGTCTTGATATTGAAGTATTCTACCCAAGGGTCGTTTTCTTCACTTTTATTGAATACGGCTTTGATCTTAAATATCGTGCCATTGCCGCCGCTGTATAAATCGTTTAACTTCACATTAGCATCCTTATTAATCCAATGGTATCAATAGTAGTCAGCAAGAGGTAGTTAGCCAACATGCCAAATGATTTCCTAGTATAACTAGCCCACCCATACATAGCACAGCCAAAGATCCAGATAGGATATAGGACAAGTAAGGGAGGATTGGGAACTGTAAGAGCCATCGTAATGCTACATCCAATCGATATCGCCCAAGCCAGTACCTCAACAACGAAACGAAACGGATTTGATTGCCAGTCATCTTTTATCCATTCTAGTGTAGGTTTAAAAAAAGTATCTATCATAAGTTTATTATATAACATCTTAACTAAAATGTCAAGACATAAAATGAAAAAGCCCACCGAAGTGGGCTTTTGGATAGGCCTATCCTCTGATTAATTAGAGGGTGATACCCATTGCCTTAGCCTTGTAGCCAAGTGCAACGATTTCACGTGATGGCTTACCCATAACATACTCAGTTACTGTAACGCCATTACCTGCTGTACGGCTATTAGCATAGACAGCATAACCGTTTGAACGGATGCGGCTTGCTTCAGCGGCTAGGTTCTTTACACCAAAACGCTTAGAAGCCTGAGCGGCTGTTAGTGCTTCGCCATTGTAAAGTGCGTTAAAAACTTTGTATGTCTTTGTCTCTGGGTTAAAAAATTTCATATCATTTCCTCTTTTAGATTATGCTGTAATTAAACAGCTAGTATTAGTTTATAATAATCTGTAATCTAAATCAAGCTGTTTGGTTAGATATGTGTTGTTTTTCCAGCCAAAAACTTTTGCCAGGGAATCTTGATTTGGCTACGAGGAAAGCATCTTCAATGCTAGATCCCTGTGCTATAAATTGATTATCATCAAGCCCAAAAAGATAAACATTTGAGTTGATGACTTCTGCGCGAACTTTAACACCTTCTGCAATTTTCACAGCGTCTTCGGAATTAAATCCAGCTTGCTCAGCTTCGTTAATCTTTTGGATCTTTTTAAGAGAATCAATTACCTGTTCTGGATTTTCGCTTAGATGGTATAGCATAATTGCTCCGCGAGTTCGCCAGCCAATCCACGCTCCAACAAGTCCTGCAACAATGTAACCAAAGTATTCCATAGAATGCTCCTGTTTGATTTGTTATTTAATCAATTCCAAGTTCAAAATCTTAGCTACCCTGGCACCCACGTCTTCTCCACTGGGGATAACATAAGTTTGAGTATCGTGCATGTCTTTACGCTGATCATATCTGCGTACATTTAGGATGCGGCCGCCTACTGCTGATGTAAGCTCAAAACTAATACGATCCTCGCCCTCGGCCCGACCCTTTTCGATTGCCATTGCTGTTCCCACCTGTAATCCCCTATGTGCTTTCGTTTTGTTAACGTAAATGTCTTCTTCGTATTTTTGGCTATTGTCCCACATGTTGCGAACTTTGCCGTATAGCCATCGATCAAACCATGTTGTCATCAGGTTCTCCCACAGGTTTTTCGATTCCAATCTTGCCACGACCTGCGGCTATATTGGCCAAGATTTGTGTTTTTTGTTCTGCCCATGCTTGTTCGCTTAGGGTATGTAAGCCTAAACATTTTCCTGTTGGGCTACGGCCACAGCCGCAACGTCCAAACTCTTCAGAATCTTCAGTTACTCGTACTTGCATTCTTTGTCTCCTTGGTAAGTTCGCAAATCATTATAAATTTTTCAAAGGCCTTACGCACGACTGGATTAGTCAACAGATGTTCTGCTTCAGTCATCATAGCCTTAACTCCTGCTTCGGCAGCTTCTCTATATGAACAATATTCTAGTGCATATACTTCTTTTCCCATGGCCTTACTAAAGTTTTCCCAGGCAAGACGTTGCTCGTTTGTGAGTTGTTTACGATCACGTTCTGGAACACGAAGTTTACTAGTTTCCATAATATGTTTGCTGATAGCATCTTCGGCAACACGGCCGGCTGCAATCATAGCCACATAGTTTGGATCAACATTGAACCTACGACTTGAGCCACCGGGGTAGACCATAACCAGATGGTTTCCTTTTGGAAAAGCATCGAGAAAGTCACTATCGTATTCCTGTACAGGAACATAGCGTCGGCCTTTCTTTTCGTAATAAATTTTTTTCATTACAAACCTTTTGAACGTCTTTCTTCTATAGTCTGGCAATGGATGCAGAGTTGCACTCCTGGGATTGCCTTCTGTCGAGCTTCGGGTATATCTTCTCCACATTCAGCACATTCACTAAGACTTACAAACTTACGCTGTTCTGCAAGTTTTCTTTGAACATCGCCGATGGCGTTTAAGTGCATGTGGATACTTTGAAGTTGAGCCATTTCGGCTTCTTCTTCATTATTGTATTCAAAATCATTAATATCATTCATGCCTAATTATAGCACCTAGTGACATTTCAGTCAACCTGTGTACCATCCTCGCAGAACATATTCTGTCCACCGTTTGGGCGTTATGTGTGCTGTGATGACAACTTGATATCCGTATGAAATTGGATCTGCATTGATATGATAGGTCGGATCTTTAGAGTTAGCCATTACCCATTTGCCATGATCTGTTTGTTGCCATTCGTAGATTGGGTGGGCCATGTATATCTCTGGATCTTCTACATCGCCTAAAACAAATTTGTGAACAACTCGGCGTTCATATACGTGATCGTCATATACTTGATACTTTTGGGTTTTCTTTGTTGTATCCATGCCTAGCTGTTTACTCACCTGTTCTCGTAGATTTTCATCCAGCCCAGGCCATCGTACCTTTGAACTTATCGCCATTAAAAATTTCCTCTAACCAAGGTCTACACTTTTCCCATGTAGTATATTCATGTGCTAGGCCTCCAGCACTACGCCATTCCGAACAATTACTGTGTCTGTCATCAATTAGGATATCTCCTACTTCACAATGGCGCCACTTATCGTGACTATACGGGCCAAAGAATACAGGAGTACCTTTGAAGTATTCATCTGCCCACCACACCTTATCCTGCGAAGCCCAAGGCATAGAGTTGTCATGCGGTAGTGCTGTTAAAAAGAACAGACCTTCTGCTTGGCCTTCTTCTACTAAAGACTTGCAGTAATTGTAGAGTTCATAGGCACCTGGTTTCAAAGGTAGCTCGCGATAGAAACGGCTGTACTGTTTAATCTTGTTCCATTCGTGTTGTGGAATACGTTCACCCTCTTTGTTCCAGCGGCGCTTGAGGAATATCTGTGCGGCCTCGTGCCAGTCTGCAACAACATCGTCCATATCTAAATAAATCTTCATTCTTCTGCCTTTAACATATCAAACACTGTACCGTATTCTACTATAGGTTCCATGTGAAAGCCTGTACCCCATACTGCCCAGTACTTACGCTTATACACTTTCTTACCCCAGACATATCGACCACCGACTGTCTTAACTGGCCATAAAGCATAAACTTCGCGCCACGGATAGCAATCTGCTCCGTTAAATATTCGTTGCGTTATTATCATAGGTGTAAATGTATCTTTGCCAAACTTTTCCATACTACTTTGATAAATTATCTTTTAGAATTCTCTGTATCGTTTTTGCTGTTTCGATTTGAGAAAGAGGCCCCGGGTGCCGATCGTTTTTACATTCATCGATACAACTAATTCCATCTGTATAGAGATTGTCAATCGGTCCAATAAAGTCAGGCCTGTGTTCTGATAGCTCGTGTGGGAAAGCTGGGAAATGTATATATTTTAAATTTAAACTCTTAAGATATAAATCAGCATGGTGCATGTACAACCAACTCTTTATTATACTGTCCACTGGTTCGACTCTAGATAACCATTCGGCAATGTATCCAGACCTTGCCGACATCCAAACTCCTAGTTGCCGGTAAGGTTTTATTTTTTTAGTACCAGATATAAAATGCATGTCTCGATTAGGTAAACTCCACATAACGACTACAAAATCGTTAGGTTGAAAATCAAAATTTAATATATGATACAATATTTCAATATTACTTGATCCAGGTACGCCTTTGTTCACTGCTTCAACATTTAGCAATTTTCCTAATTCAAATGGCCAAGATTGTTTAGCAGGCTTTGAACTTATTTTAGTCGTGTTGTTACCGGTCTTACATCCTGGAAGACCCGACCCGTATGTAAATGAACAGCCAAAGGCAACAACTCTATTAATCATTTCCAATACTTTATTTTGAACAGCATAAACTTCTTTGGATTCTTTATAGTATAATCAGCCGTGTAATTTCCTGTGCCATCTATAGCCATGGCAAATCCATACTTTTCTTCTGCCCAATAATGTATGCTAGGACGACTCATGCTGAAGTCTCCTTTATATTCTTCCATGTACTCTTGACGCATCCTACGGATAGCATCAAAGTATCTTTCACGTTCTGCTTTGTCCTGCATATCCCATGCTCGGTATTCGTAGACCATTCCCATTTAAAAATACTCGTCTGGTTCTGCAAAGTAATCCCAACCTTGACCGCCTAGAGCTTTCCACATATCCCATCTAGCTTCTTCATCTTTGCACTTCTGTGGCATCTGGTCACTGCCTACTACTGCTTCACATTGAGCACAAAAATAGTTCATACCGAATGTAGGTTCATCGTAATAGGCAACTCCGCCACAGGGCAGTACCATGTAATCAGTAAAATCTTTCATGACCACCTCATAACAAACCACATGGCTTTCTTTTCGTCATTAAAAGTTAATCCTTTGCTACCCGTAAAGGCTGTAACCCCATACTCCTGTTCAAGCCAGTCATAGATATTATCAATATCCTGTTCCCACTTTATATGATCGTAAAAATAATCAATAAGTTTATCCCAGTACAGCTCTTTGTCTACTGTCATCCTAACCACCTCATCTTGAACCACATAGCATCTGTGTCTTCTTCAAATAACCAAACCAATCCTCGATTCCAAAATCTTCCTTTGACACGTTTGCTAACCCAAACGTCAACTTCTGTACTCTGTTCATGTGTCATAACCCAAGGTACAACAACTTGATGCCAACCGATTCCTACCAGCATACCTCTAAGCACTTCAGCATCAATTTCGTCTGCAAGGGCTTTGGCTTTTTCTTCCAGTATCTGTTCTTGTAGATCACCGGAACGATCGGTTAGTAACTTCTTTTTAAGCATTGTCTTCTTTCTTGCAACGTTTATTAATTTCATCCGACCAGCGTAGTATAAACCACTCTCTGTGTGCTTCTTTCTTAAAAGACCACAGACGTTCTGTCATGCTCATGCCTACACCTTCTGCTTCAGCCCAGGCGATCATTTCTTCGTTTAGATCTTCAGGCAATTCACCTTTGTCAAAGGCAATGCCTGGCAAACGAAAAGGGCCTACTTCACAGTTTTCCATTGCTGATAATCTCACTGAACTTCATTAAAAACATTGTACGCTTATTCTCACTGTAGAAATCTAAATGTATTTGGAATTGATAATAGCCAACATTTAGATCATCTCCGGCAGTATCGGGCTTGTCTATCCAAGCCTTGTGTTCACGCACAGTAAAACCCAAGACACGTTTCATCTTGTCTCGGATCATAAACACAGTCTTAGGATACTCTTCGTGTAGTTCTTTACGAATAGCCTTCCACTGTTCAACGCTTAGTATTACGGGCTTCATTAGCAATGGCTTGATAGCCCTGGTAAGTTGGATGGACACCGTCTTTGCTCAGAGGGTGTTGGCGGCTGTCAATAACTATGTCACCATACTTGTCGGCTACCTTACGAACATCACTGCGTTTATTATCTTTGATCGCAGGCAAGATCCAGTAGACACGATCAGCACGTACTAGATGACGTAGTGTATCTAGTTCTTCATAGGTTTTGATTCTAGCCGTGTCGTTAGAACCCAAACTGATAATCACAGTCTTGGCTTCTTTGTTATTTGATCCTGTGTGCATGACGTGTCTATTGACATAGTCATAACTGTTAATACCGCTCTTGGCATAGGTTACACATTCTTTGCTTACCTGTCCTACACCTACTGCTAGGCTATCGCCCATGATTAAACATTCTAACATTATTATTCCTCGTAAATTTCCCAACATCCGCGATCGTAGTTCCAATGCCTGGTGTCGTGGATGACCAAAGTAAAACACCATGTAAACAACCCAAACTCAAATCTAAGGCCTGCATGATCCTGTCTATGTGTTAGTTCAAACACGAACTCTGCTAGTACATTACTACGATATACTTGGCACTCCCAGGCCTTGTGTTTGGTTAATTTATTACCCCAACACCAACCAGCATCAAATAAGGTACTCCAGGGATTAGTAATACTGAATCTAAAGTTAATCATGTCAACATCCAAACAATAAACAAGTAGGTAAAATAGTGTGCCATTTGATCTAGGCCCAGGTGATTCCAAAAAGCAGGCGTAGTAATATCTCTATTACCCCAGTTCATCTTGGCCCAGTCAATGTGATAGTGTAAAATGAAATCTATAATACCAGCTGTGATACTAAACCATAGGACCACATCTGCGGTGGCCAGCATCAGTAGCGTACCTATGCCATGTTTAAGGCTGTGCTTGATGCCCAGCCATCGACCGTACTGTCCTTTGTTGTCTACTTCTTCTTGGGTTTGATCAACAAAGTCTATGTACCAATGTTTGATAAACAGCAGGCCCAGTAAGATGAATATTGCGCTAGAGTAATCCATTTCTTATCCTATGAAGGTATTCTCGTTTGAGCCAATACTTGTAGCGTTGGAAGTATTCTTTCTGGGTATAGGGCAGTTCGCCGTAGAGTCTATGTTCCTCGACGTTGTCGTACCAAATTTCCTGCACCCAACTACGGAAAGATTTTCTACTGATTCCCACACCTGCTCCCTGTAGAGTTTACGATATTATCTTGTATTTTATTACAATTAGTTAGATCTGTCAATGGTCTTGACTATAAGCTCAGTCCAATAGAGTTCGAATAGCATGGCTCGTTTGGGCACCCGTATGTTCATAACCCAAACATTATCCTGGGCACCGCCTTCATAGATAAACCAATCTTTGTACTTTTCTCCCAAGTTTTGAGCGGACCACTTGTAGAGTTCGTGCTTGTGTGTTTTCTTGATGTGATAACACCTAAATGGACGTAGATACTCTGTGACCATGCGTCCAAAGTCCGGATCTGATTCACCGGGCATTTTTACTGTGCCGCCACTGTCAAGGACTTGATTGTACTTGTTCAGATTCTGCATCGTTGTCGTGCTCCACAAACTTTTCAATTAGGTCAAAGTTTGCTTCAGCTCGTTGTATAGCTTCCCAGGCCCGTTGTAGTGCTGGATTGTTTCGTATCAATGATTGACGCTGTGCTTGTCGGTCACGTTCCTGTCTAGCCCAATCTAACAGCATCTGTGCTTCGCTATTTAGATCTACAGTAGCATAGTTCATGGCCAACTGCATCCAGTTGTTACCATCAAACACTTCCATATTTTGACTGGTAGTGTTGAACCGTATCTGCCCTACATTTAGAGCACCTGGAAAGTGATTTACATAGTTACTGGAGGGCTGTCCGTTTTGTACATTTAGGTAGCGGCCACCGGATATTCCTTTGATCATATTATTTCCTTGACATTTCTAACAGCAGTTGATAGTTACGCCAAGCTCGCTCCACACTGGGATTATTCTTGCGTACCACTTCATCTGCGACCATTTGATTGACCACTTGTACAGCGTAGTCGTGCTGTCGACTCATTTTAGTCCAGTATCGATCCTGTTCTACTAGAGTCTGGAACTCACGCTGAGGTATCAGCATTTCTACATAGCGTAGACGCACATGGTCTACCAAGCTCATGCTGGCAGTGACATTGGTCCAATCGTGCAGTCTAGGCACCTGGGGTTCCATATATTCCTTATGGGGGTGCAGGCTGGCCTGGGCACGGTATTTCTTTAGAAAATCATCTACATCTTGCATATTAACTATTCCACCTTAGAACAAACCAATCACGATCTTTACAATCTCGGAACCAAAACTTACGATTATTCATATACCAACGTTCACTGGGCGAGGGTGCAGTCTTGTCACCCCACATGTTGTGGCCACTAGAGCCAAATGTAGTCAAACACCAGGCCTGCATGTCAACCCACGAGCCACCCACGGGCTCTACACAGTAGTAGCGAGCACCGTAGACACGACCTTCAGTGAGTATCAGAGCTTCCAGGGGCTGACTGTTTAGATCCTGCATGAGTCGTTCGATAGCCTGGGCTGTGAACTGGCTCTTGCCCTGACCACGCCCTGTGATCTGTATCAAGCCCCGACCAATATAAACAGGCTCACTCACGGGGCACCTCAAACAGCAGGGTCTGATCATAGATCTCCAATAGATCCTGATCAGTTAGGTCAGCCAGTTCATCCTCAGTGATGCTGAAACGCTCAATCAGCTCTTCGGGATCAAAGGCAAACAAGATATACTCTATGATCAGTTCACGTAGGGTCAGCATGTTATTCCTTGACTATCAATTTGAACAGACCCTGCTTGGCCCTGGGTTGCCAATACTGAGCAGTGGGTCCACAGTCACGTTCACGGATCCTATAGCTGGCGCAGTTTTCATAGCCCCCGGGTATGTGCTTGACGCCTATCACAGGGTCCTCTACAGAGTGTGCTTCACGATAGCTGAGCCTACACTGTCGGCTGTAGGGCGAATTGAATCCGTGTGCTAACACTAGACTGACAGTTCTAAAACTATGGCGACAGTCCTTGCAGGTATATTGGCTCATACGGTCTCCTTGACATGTTTGCACGAGCCTCTAAAGGTAAATCCCGGACAGGTACAGCTGGGGTTTTTGCCCAGGGTTACTGTATAGTCCTGGCCTTTTGAACCCTGAACAATACGAGTAACAGTTTTAATAACACCCTCGCTGTACTCGTAGGCAACACCATCAATTTCACGGATGTTACGACGCTGTATGATACGGAGTCCCACTTGATCATTAGTCCGGATAGCCAGTTGGTCTGCGCCGGCCCATTTTACCTGAGTTTCTAGACCTTCATAGTAATGGAATTCGGGCACAGTAAAGAAGTATGCATCCCGGCGATCATACTGTGTATTATATACTTTGAGTCGCATATAGACCTTTCTCTGAGTTCGATGTAATACACTGAGTATAGCACCTAAACAGATGCTTGTCAACTCAACTAGTTCAAACTGTAGGTAAAGACCACTACACGGCGTGTTTGGCTGTCTGGGGGCAGTCTATGAGTGTGTTCATCTCCCCCAAAGGTCAGGGCCCAATCTTTGCGGCAGGGCCATTCATTGACTATCCGGCCTTCAAGGTCAAAGCTGACTGTTTCGGCTCCGGGCACATCATCCAAATACCACAGCCAATTACAGTGTGGCCAACGATGATCAGTATGGGGCATGACATACAGAGCCCCGGGCACCGCATGATGCACCTGATTGACTGCGGCACGATAGACCCTAGCAGGCTCAATGCCCTGCTCTGCTAACCAAGCAATAAAATGATCATAAAAGAACTGATAGTAGGGGCTGTTTATGATACCTTCCCGACCTTCCTGTTCACTGGGCAACATTAGGGTATGCGACCAAAAGGGCACGTTAGCCAAGGGCTGTCCACGATAGCAGTCACGAGGCACATGATTGATCTGATGTGTGTAGTAGTACCAGGGAAACCTAAAGTTCAGTATCTGTTCATCTAGATATTGTCTAGCAGAATCAGTGATGTTTAGGGGAGCATAGATGTTCATACTAGTAATTTATCCCCTGTAGGATAACTGTAACCAAGAAGCGGCTAGAGCCCAAACATGCTCGGAGAGCGGCGCGATAGTCCAACAGTCCGCGAAGCGGTCAGCGAAAAATTTTGAGCATCTAGCAAGCCAAAACCACTCGCCTAGTCCAAGGACCTACCCCTCGGACTAGACTCTGGGCTGATGATTAACTGACAGTTAAATCACAAGAACTGGACCAGTAAATATATGACCATGATTGAGTATGCACGTTGCATTTATCTTGCTTGGGCTAGACTGCACACAGCCGAGTATATCGAGACACACGAACAGGAAGTTCTAGATCTGATCAGCAGAGCTTTGGGCTATACACAACAAGAACTACGAGCTAGACTCTGTAACGAAACATGGTATCTACACTAGTAACCGGCAAGACCCAACAATGACACCCCAGCAGGCTGAACAGTATATACTAGAGCAATTACAACTAATGGCTCAAGACCAGTATCCCGACAGTAAAGATCTGCAGAACCAGTTTAAAATTGGATTCCTAACGGGTAATCTCGCATCAGCATTCCTGCATGACAATTACACATACTACCGTTTCAAAGAACGTGTAAGTCAATTGGGCTACAAGTATCCACGTAGTAACACACTGAACAAACGCTAACACACTACTGCATCGTAATATTCTATACTTACTAGAGTGAGTTATACTAGTTCTATAGTTATGGGCGGAACCTTGTTTAATAGCTAGACTATACTAGACGTATATACTAGTGAACAAGAGATATCGAGCAAGCTCGCTATGGGCTTACGCCCGTTAAACACTCAAACATACAGGCCCCGCTGTAGCTTTATACGTACCAATCGTTGTGAGGATGCGCTCGTAGATCACTGTCTATGAGCAGAGCCCAAGTGACTAGATGTTCTGGAATATAGAAGTAGTTAACAGGATTAACAGGGCCTGCAGAGAACCATCCTTGATCCTTGAGCAACTGCCAAAGCTGTTGCTGTGTGTCAGGATCTGCCCAAGATGAATAACAGTAGACTCGCATTGAGTATTTACTGCTGACTGCAATATGGGCTATAGGCCCCGCTGTACGGCCTAGTGTATATAAGCTAGACTAGCATAGGCCCCGCTGTAAGGTCTGCTATAGCGAGTAACCATTTTAACTATGCCCATTTCGACCACCTGTCAAGAATTTTTTGACCCTATGCCGGCACCATGGCCGCCACGATTCTGACGCAAAATCTAGGATTGGCCACACAATTCCACACAATTCTACACTTTTCTGCACTTTTCCTATCCTGGCACCACCGTTTGCGGCACCTATACGCAGGCACTAGTGATCTAGATCACACAATTCTGCATTCTAGATCAGGTTTACACAAACTTGTTGTATAATAGTCAATCTAGATCAGGGTTATGTAACGCATTATATACAAGCAGGGGCGGTAGGGAGCCTAGATAGTATAGTATTAAGGGGCTGGCCTAACCGTTAAATACTTGATGATCAACTATAAGATGGTTCCCCTAGCACACGTAAGAGTACGGGATCATGACTATGCTGTATATATTAGTCTATGTCTACACACCCGTTCAATGCACATATTCAAGTATAATGAAGTCTGCTGTGAATATGATGTATTTGATGTGCAGGAGGAGGCCACACGATTTATAGAACAACCATTGCCCAAGCCCAGAGCCCGATCTAAATAAGAACGATTCGCACGTAAGAACTGTTCTTATCTAAGTTAATAACCCTTGTGTCAACCAGGGTATTTTTTTCTGTGGCTTTTATGCCACGGGCGAGTGCGGTGTTTGTGGCTCAAAAACAACACTTTTCTAGGCGGATTTTGGTTGACAGTTTGGCTGGGGTCTGCTATACTATAGTCATAGTGAAGGAGCGAACAATGGCAAGAACCCGTAAAATCCGTTCAGACTGTAATTACATCATCTACGAAGCGGTGGACGAGCATGGTGAGAACTACATTGGGCTCACACGAAAAGCCACTACCGTAGTCCGTTCAGTCAAAGAGCGGTGGCGTAAGCATCTGTCCAGAGCTCGTAACGAGAATCGCGAGTGGGTACTATATCAGTATCTAAAGGCGGGTGCCCTGGACTTCCACTGGGAACATAGAGTCCTGGAGATCGTCCGAGGACGCAAGGCGGCCTATGCTCGTGAGCGTGAGATCGTTAAGATCCAAAAGCCCACACTCAACGATCAGTATCTCTAAGGATTGGTTGACAGCTGGTCCTTAGAGTGCTATACTATAGGCTACAGTAAACGATTAGGAGCGAACTATGAAACTGTTATCTACAGCCAACCCAAAGATCCAAAAGGGCACCAAGCTCGGCTATTTGAGCTTTATCCTGCATCTTGCACCTGCCCAACTCAGCGGTAAGGAGACTTGCCCTAAGCGAACCGCAGGCTGTACTGAGGCTTGCCTTAATACCGCAGGCAGAGGGGGCATGTTCCGCAAGGGCGAAAACACCAACGTGATCCAGCAGGCTCGTATCCGCAAGACCAAGATGTTCTTTGAAGATCGCGATACCTTTATGGAGTACTTGGAGCAGGACATCAACCTGGGCATCAAGCAGGCAGCTCGCTTGGGCTTGAAGCCCGTGTTCCGCTTGAATGGTACTTCAGACCTTGCTTGGGAGAAGTATAAGCTCAAAGGTTCGGACATGAACGTCTTTGAAATGTTCAACGACATTCAGTTCTACGACTATACTAAGGTCCTGGGGCGCAAGGTTAAGGATATCCCCAACTACCACTTGACATTCAGCGCCGCAGACGGCAACGAATCAGACGTACAAAAGGCAGTGAGTGCAGGTATGAACGTGGCTGTGGTGTTTGATCGCCTGCCCGAAACTTACCTGGGCCGTGAGGTTATTAATGCAGACGACACTGATCTCCGCTTTTTGGACCCTAAGGGTACTATCGCAGGGCTTAAGGCCAAGGGTCGTGCTAAAAAGGACACCACTGGCTTCGTGCGCAGGGTGATTGACATCCAGGCAGTTTGAGCTTATACTATAGGCTAAGTTAACAAAAAGGAGCGAAGTATGGACATCAAAGCAATCAACACCGCAATCATTTCGGGTAACTTTACCGCTACAGAACTGGACAGCCTGCAGGATGCTATCAAGTTCGCCCGTAGCAAGACTGCTCGTACCA